TAGGGCAGTCAAGGATTTCTAACTTAGATTAAACCTGCCTATCCTAAGTTAGAAAAAAGCCAGAAAAAGAAGAGAGACGCCTGCAAGCGTCCCTCTCCCAGAATGTGTCTCAATGACCCTCCTCCAGCATCCGTTCTACCTTGGCGGTCATCGCGCTGTACTCCTCCGGGAACGTATGGCACAAGTATGCCTGATTGGCTCGGACGCCTCTGCCGTAGACAACCTTGCCCAGCAGAGCCACCCCTACCGCCATAGACAGCGTGCCGAATACCGCTCTTCCGAAGTCCTTTCTTGCGACTGCCCGGTTTAATTTTCTGATTTGTTTCATTGAAATTCACCTCCATAAAAGGAGCTGTCCTTTCTGCGCCAGCCACCGCTCCATTGTCATCTCGCAGGGATAATCCTCAAACCCTATCGTCTCGCAGGTAATAAACCCCTCCAAAACGCCGAGAATCACTTCCGCCTCGTACTGCTTGTAGGGGAACAGCAGCTCCGTCAGCTCCCGATGGAGCATTCCGCAGCGTTGGCACCGCAGCCTTCGGATCGGGACTCTTTCGCTGTGCCGCCCCTTCGTCCGTACCAGCCTGAGCACACTGTCATAGTATTTCAGCTCCCCACCGCATTTGGGGCAAACAGACTGCTCCGTGGATACCATAGCTCCGCCTCTCATTCAAGTCAAAAAATATTGTATAGGAATATTCTTGACAATTCATACACTATCATATATGATTAGGACGGACGGCGCAAGGGGCAAAAAGAAAGAGCCCCGGTTTAGGGCTCGTTCTTATGAACGTTTTGATTTTTACGATGCTTGATCATGTTCACGGTTATGATGGTAGCCGCTATGGATAAAACGGTACCACAAGCAAACCCAATTAACCCACCTGTCCGCACGCCGTCTCGCTGCCCCTGAAGACATGCATCAACGCACTTTGCACCAAAATACGCTAACTCGTCTGCATATCCGTTATTCCATAACTCATTCAAACGTTTCATCATGATTTCATCATTCATAAATATCACCTCCATAATAGCCCATGCAATTTATGCGTACCTATGCGGAGCAAAAAGAAAAGGAGCCGCTGAACCAGCGACCCCTCTCCAAAAAATCACTTCTTTGCCATGGTAATCGACCATCGAACAACTTGATCGCTTGCGTTGTGTCCACGTTGAATCAGCAATTTTCCCAGCTTGCCTAAATCCCCGATTGTTAAATCGGTCGCGATATATGCGCCTTTCCGTTTCTTCCCGAAAATCGTATAAGTGACCGCTGCACCAGCCATAAAGCAGGCAATGCCGATGATTTCATTTCTACGGGCTACACAAACCTCTTTTAGCCTATCTTTGTTCATGATGATTCCCCCTTTCAAAATCAGTCTTCCATAAAGGACGGTGTTATTTCAGCGAAAGGAGCCGCTATGAAGAAACCGAAACATGTAAATCCCAAAATCTTTTTGCACAAAGTCTACACCGAAGAGGGCGGGGTAAAAGAGCACAACAAAAACCAGCAGGCGGTTGGGGCGTTGAAACTCGCAGGAGCTGTTTTGATTGCGACCAAGCTCTTGCTGATGTTGGATAAGATCGAGAACCGCCCAATCAAGGCGCTCAAAGAGAGGCGGTGACATCGATGCTGACCCAATGCCCGGAGTGTGAGCTGCCAGTGAGCGATAAGGCCAGCGCCTGCCCTCACTGCGGCTATCCGCTGAAACCCTCTGAAAAACAGAAAAGACCTCGCAAATCCAACAAGCGTCGGCGTCTTCCCAACGGCTTTGGCCAGATCAGCGAGATCAAAAACCGAAATTTACGAAACCCCTTTCGGGCCATGGTGACGGTGGGGAAGACCTCGGACGGAAGACCCATCTGCAAACCGTTGAAACCTGAGTCCTACTTTGCCACCTACAACGACGCCTATGCCGCCCTGGTGGAATATAATAAGAACCCCTATGACCTGGGCACGGCCATCACCATGCAGGAGCTCTACGACAAATGGCTCCCGGAGTATGAGAAGACGGTGAAGAGCACCAAGTCCGCCACCTCGGCCTGGGCATACTGTTCGGCAGTCTATAAGATGCGGGTCATGGACGTCCGTGCCCGTCATGTGAAAGGCTGTATGGAGGAAGGCGTGGCCGTCATCCGCGGCAAGGAACAGCATCCCACCGCCACCATGAAGAACCAGATCAAATCCCTGTTCAACCTGATGCTGGACTATGCTCTGGAGTATGAACTGGTGGACCGGAACTACTCCCGCACCTTCAACCTCACCGAGGAGACGGTCAAAGAGATCCAGACAGTGAAGAAAGAGCACATCGCCTTCACCGATGAAGAGATGGATCTACTCTGGGCAAATATCAGTCATAAGCAAGGCATTGACATCCTGCTCATCCAATGTTACTCCGGCTGGCGTCCTCAGGAGCTGGGGCTGCTGGAACTGAAAGACGTGGACTTGGAGAACTGGACCTTCCGGGGCGGTATGAAGACGGATGCCGGCGAGAACCGCGTCGTTCCCATCCACTCCCGCATTCAAGACCTGGTGCTCCGAAAATATCAGGAGGCGGAAACTCTTGGAAGTCCCTATCTGCTCAACTGGGCCGACCCCAATAGCCGCAACCGGAAGAACCTCAAGCTGACCTACGCCCGGTATCAGAAAGCCTTTGAGCGTATCCGGGACGAGTTGAAGCTGAACCCCAACCACCGCCCGCATGACGGCCGTACCCACTTTGTCACCATGGCCAAGCGCTATGGCGTGGATGAGTACGCCATCAAGTATATGGTAGGCCACAAGATCTCCGACATCACCGAGAAGGTCTACACCCGCCGGGAGTTTGCCTGGCTCCGGGAGGAAATTGAGAAAATAAAATAGAGGGAGCCGTAGATGCGCGCCCCTCATAAAATCTAACAACACCGCCTTGCGTGTCGGATTGACTTTGACCAAGAACCGGAGTATAGTGCTGGCCAGGAGAAAACCATTCTGGAGGCATTAGGAGGTGAGAGACAGTCGGTCATCCCATTCCAAAGGAGAGGAGGTGTTGTAAATGGATCTGAATGAGGTCAGAGAACTTGGCAAAGGCGTAACAGTCGATAGGCATGGGCATAGGTTCTCTGGAGCGTCCAAGCTGGTTTACATCGTCTACGGCTTTGACAAGATACTCAGCGACGTTGATCCCATCCTCGTCAGGAAAGGACGGGTCTTCGTCGAAAAGAAAATGAAGAAAAGTGCATAACACACGAAGGAGGAGGCTGTTACCAGCAGTCTCCTCCTTTTCCTCTCCTTTGGAACAGGGTGAACGACAGTTGTGCTGTAAAGAATTTTGTAGTAAAATGCACTGCAAGGAGAAATAACATCTTGAGGTAAACTGGAGGTGAGAGATGAAAGAAACGCCATTTCTAAAAGAGAGGAGGCGCCTGAAATATGAGCATGACGTTGGTAAACGCCATCCGTACACTGGGTTGGCCGGATGCGAACGGCAACCATCAATACGGGAACGCTGCTGTCCTGTGCTACTTGGCTTATCGTGATACCCGCGCAAAACGATTTGTTGAGCAGCACCAAGGTCTGCTTGCGAAAGACCTAATTGCGAAATACGCATAGGCACACGAAAGAGGGGACTGTTACCGGCAGCCTCCTCTTTTCCTCTCCTTTAGAAATGGCGTTTCTTTCATCCCCAACTTATTCCTACATCGACACTCCTATACCTTCGCGACGGACGGATAGTATAGGAATATTGGTATATGAATAATAGATAAATAATATATGAGTTACCTACACTCACCCGCTTTTAACTACTCTTAATTGTCCGTAAAACCATTGATATAACAGCGGTTAATCGCACTTAAAAGTGGGAGAATGTGTAATAAGTTTCTATTATAAAAACTGAAAACCAAGGCATTCCGCGGCTTTAGCAGGCGAGGTGTAGGAGTAGTCAACGAATAACCGGCTCTCCTACACCTCTTTTTGCCCCTATTTACTGTTTATTACCGGACTGCGCCAGCGCTTCCTTAAGCTTGTCAAACCCAAACATAGCGGCGTATGCCACCATAAAGCCCAGGACCACGGCGGCCGCCACCATATACCACGCAACGGCGATGCTCTTGATCTGACAGTAGGCGAAGAACGCCGCCAGCGTCAGTACCATGGCGATGACCACCGCCAGAGCGTTGGTGGGCAGCTTATCCCAGGTCAGCTTTTTGAGCACCTGGACCACGATGTTGGTCAGGACCACCAGCACGCCAACGATGCTGAGGATCACCGACAGATCCGCAAAATTCTCCATGTTGCATTCCTCCTTATGACATTCCGGCCTGCTTGAATACAAAGCCGATCACGATACCGACGATGGCGGTGGCGATATAGCCGATTACCTTCCGCCACATTTCGCCGTCCCGGTTTTCCAGCTTCTCCAGGCGGCTCCCCTGGGACATCTGCACCTTCAGCATGTTCTCCATGTTGATGGCCAGCTTCTCCACCGAGATGCTGAGCGAGGAGATCTGCTTCACCGTATCCTCCAAAACCTGGATGCGGTGATTCTGCCGGTCGTCCTCGTCCTTCAGCCGCTTGTAGTAAAGCTCCACTGTTCTCTGACACTCGTCGTGCTCACGCCGACGGACAAAATCCTCTTCTATGGAGGTCACCCCCGATCTTTACAGCCGCGCAAGGTCTCCCTTACGGCTCGGCCGTATCCTCGCTGGGCAGTTTGGCGATGAGTTCGCGGTACTCCTCCTCGGAGATGCTGCTCACCGCGAAGAAGACGTCGATCTTCTCCCGAAGGCCCTCCGTCTGTCCCCGTTCGATCAGGCGTGTCAAAGTTCTGTACAGTGCGGATTCCATGATGTATCCCTTCCTTTCTCAAATATCAGAGCCCGGTCAGGCCGATCTCAAGCATGGTGATGCGGAACTCCTGGTCCACCACCATGGCGTCCGTATCCGTCTGAGCCTGGAACAGCGCGGCGTTGCTGCGGTCCACCTCGTTGTCCATGCCCTTCTTCAGGAACTCGTCATAGTTGTCCTGGACGCTTTTGGCAAGGCCGGGCCAGGTCTGTACTTCCACATGGTACTCGTCGTACTCGAACCCCTCGAAGTCCTCCGTGTGTACCGGCGCCGCATTTTGAAACAGCCGCACAAGGCTTCGCCCGGTCCCGGGGATTTCCTCCACGGCGAACCGGCCGGGGTCGGTCATTCCCTGTACTTTCATGGTGCCACTCCTTTCATGCCGCCTGATAGGGCGGGTATAGTCGTTGTAGCCGCCGACATTCCCTTCGGACGACTTTCTTCAAATCGAACATGGTTTTCGGTTGGTAATGCCGTTCCAATATTCGCCGACTGTTGCATTTTCGCAGCTGCCCCAGTCGTGAGATCAAACCGGACGCCCTCTTGAATGAGATGACCCGGTCCCGGTCTCTTCTGTGATAATAGATGTGCAGCGCCTGTTTGAGCCGAAACAGGTTGTGCTTTCGGAGGATCGTATATCCATGCCCGAAACGGTATCCCAGCGCGGATGGGAGCCTTGGACGCCGATGCCGCCGCTTCTTCTCCGGCAGGCCCTCGTGGGCTTTGGCCACCCTCGGCGTAAAGCCCGTGCGGAAGATCTGCCAGTTCTCCTTCAGCTTCAGCCCGACCCCTGCCAGCCACGCCTGAATGTCCGCCAGCAGCTTTTTCAGCTTCCGCTTGTTGGAGCCGAAGATGGTGAAATTGTCCATCTGCCGCAGGTAGTGGCTTACGCCGTACCGCTTTTGGTGGATCATCAGGTCCAGCGGCTGGAGCAGCAGATGCAGGAACCAGGAGGAGAAGAACGCGCCGATCAGAACGCCGTACTCCATCATGGCGTCGCACAGCCAAAGCGTCTCCCGGTCCTTGAACACCCGTTTCAGCGCCTCGATGACCCGCATCGGGTTCACCTCCACAAAGCAGTGGAAGATGTCGCACTCCGCGCAGTATTGGGTCCCCGCGGGGTCGTTCTTCATCCACTTCTTCAGCGCCTTCACCCCGTAGGAGTTGCCCCGCCCGGGCACGCTGGCGATGCAGTATTTGTCCATGCTCCGGCGGATATGCGGGATCATGGGCTGCACCACCGCGTGGTGGACATACTGGTCCGGCCATAGCAGCGGCTCGTTGATGTCGCGCCATTTTCCCTTCCCGCTGTCCGCGTTCCGGTCCCACTTCCGCCGTTGCAGCGGCTTGTGCATACGCGCCTCTCCCGTGACAAGGGCCTCGATGTACGCCCGCAGCTTCTTCACATACTCGTCCTTGTTGGCCTCGATTTCCAGGACCTTTCTGTTCAGACTGTGGTCGCCGTTTCTCCGGTGTCCGCGGTTCACCTCGTCGATGGCCAGGCGCAGGTTTTCGTCGGAAATGATTTGTTGGTAAATTCTAACTCGTTTCATCAGGATATTGTTTCCTCCTTGTAGCCTCACAACGGTTCCATTGCCGCGGGTAGTTCCGGGGCGAAACCCGGCCCGAAGTGTACTAAGCTGTGTCCTGACGGCTCATCCTCAGCAAGTGCTGCGCGGTCAACGATGCGATATAGTAAGGGTGAGGAACCCTGACTACCAAAAAGGAGGTTTAGCCATACCCGACAGGTCTTTTGACCCGCGTTTGCTTCAAGAAGGCGGCAGCCGATGTTGTCGTTGGTGTTCGACGCGCTGTTGTAGTTCACGTAGAAAGGCCCGTGGTTCTGGTTCTGACCATAATTACCGCCATGGTGCAGGCACGGGTTACTACCGTTGAAATTCCAGTTATCCGGGACATCGTCTGCTGCAAAGTTGACCCCGCGCTTTCCCTTACCAAAAGAAAGCGGTTTTATCAGAGCAGAAACGCTCCATTTTGAAGTTTCAAAAGGCGGAGCTTGGGGGAAGGGCCTGCGGGCCCCTCACCCCAAACCCCCTCCTCCACAGGGGACTAGGTCACGCCGCCTTCGGCGGGCGTTCCTGGAGGCGGCAGCCGATGTAGCCGCCGGTGCTCGACGCGCCGTCGCAGTTCACGCAGAAAGGCCCGTGGTACCGGTTCTGACCATAATCACCGCCATGGACCAGGCACGGGCTACTACCGTTGAAATCCCAAGCATCCGGGACATAGGTAGTCGTACTGCCAGAAGATTCGGTGGGGTAAAGCGCCCACTCCAGGCCGCTTTGAGTCGGGATGGCGAAATCGCTGGGGTAGCCGCTGGTCGGCTTGCCCACCAGGACCCCGTTGGCGCTGTCGCTGAACTGGTTGGGATTCTTGATGACGTTCAGGCCGCTGCTGGTGTAATAACACCCGTCCATCCAGTCGTACACGTTGTCCCACCAGCCCTCGATGTTCCGGTACTGGGTAAAGCCGTAGCTGTCCCGGCTGGCCGCCGTGGTTCCCGTGTGGTACTTCATGGCGTCCGTCTTGCCGTTGTTCTCCTTGGAGCCACTGGCCGAACAGCCCCGGCCGATGCGTTCACCGTTCCAATCCGCGAACTCCACCAGGAACAGCATGTTCACGTACCACATCTGGGCAAAGTCCAGCTGCCAGATGTTCGTCCCCAGGTTGTGGATGCGAGTCCGGGCCGTGCTCCGGGTAATATCTACCTGCTGTGCCTTGTTGGTCTCCGACTTATAGGTGCTGCTGGCGCAGTGGTAACGTCCGATATAGGAGTAATCCAGTTCGTCAAGGCCGTCGCCCCGGTCCATGTTCACCGGGTCCACATGGAATCCCTCCACAGGGCCGTCCGCGATTTGCAGCTTCAGCTTCTTCCCCGTTTTGGTCCACTTGTACCAGTATTTGGGCTCCTTCACCATCACGCCGCCGGTCCGGGTCTCCTTCACCATTCCGCTCCAGGGGTACAGGTTGTCAAAGGGCGAGGAACCGCCGCCGTTGTTCACAGCCGGATTGGGGTCGCCGAACCCGGCCGCCCCGTCCGTGCGCTTGCCCTTGGTGGAGCCGCTGCTGGTCCAATCCCACTCCACGCCGTAGATGGTGACGAACTGAGCCTTGACCTGCACCTGCTTGTCCGCGCCGGCCAGATAGTTGGCCCCCTCGGCCACCTTGACGGTGATGGTGGCGGTGCCTGTGGTGTCCTTTACGCTGTTCACCGTCACTTCCCCCGTGACCTGGTTGATGCTGCTCACGGTAGCCACGCTCTGATTGTTGGAGGTGGCGGAGATCACGCCATCCCCTTTCCGGGTCACCGTGAATTTGGCGCTTCGGGCGCTGGTGTTCAGGGTCACAGCCGCGGGGCTTACCGTCACCACCTGGTCGCCCTTGGCGATGGACCAGGTCGCGGTCTTGCCGCCCACTTCGCCGTCCCACCACTGGTGGTTGGAGTCCGGCGTAAAGGTGGCGGTATATCCCGTCCCGGCGTTGATTTGGGGCTCCACCGAAACGGTCATCTTATTGCTGTCATAGTTGCTGTCCCAGGACGGGGTCTTGGGGTTGCCGTCGTACTTCGGCACACTGCTCTGCTTGGGCACTGCCGCCAGGCTGGCCCGGCCAATGGTCCAGTTTACCGTCTTCTTCCCGGTGGTGCCGTCTGACCACATGCCTTTCAGCAGGGTAAAGGTGGCGGTATGGGTGCCCGCGTTGGTCTGGGGCGTCACCGATACCGAGGAATTCTCCTGGTCAAAGTTGTCCCACTCCGGCGTCTGCGGCGCGCCCGTATAAACGGGAGAGCCCTTCTGCACCGGGATGGGTACAATAACGCTGGTGATGGTCCAGATGACCTCCTTGGCCCCGGTGGAGCCGTCCCACCACTTGTAGTTGGGCGTGGGGGTAAAGGTGGCGGTATAGTCCTTGGCCTCTGTGCCGAACCGCTCTCCGCCGATGGTCAGCTTGCTGGTGTCATAGTTGTCCCAGGTGGGGGACTGGGGCTTTCCATTGGCCGCCAGCACATTGCTCTGCTTCGGCAGCGAAGCGATGACCGCCCGGTCGATAACCCAGCTTACGGTCGCCTCATTCTGCCCTCCGGGGAATACATAGCCATAGTTCAGAACGAACTTGGCGGAATAGGTGCCCGCGTTGACGCCATTGGTTTCTCCGGAAATGGTCATCTTTCCGGTGTCATATCCGGTCCACGCCGGCGTCTTGGTCTCTCCGTCATAGGTCGGAGCTCCATTTTGAACCGGGACGGCCACCTCGATGGGGTTCACCGTCACCGTAAGGCTTGCGGTCTTGGTCACGCCCTCGTAGGCGTACTGGATCTGCACTGCCTGCTGCCCCAGTGCGGAGAACTCGTCCGGGGAGTGGGTGTATCCGGAGACTTCCTCCGTGGATTCGTCCGAATAAGTGGCTGTGACCACCATTCCGGCCGGATCAAAGCTCTCCAGATACCGGTATGTCATCTTTGTCGGGTTTGCCGTGATGGCGATGGACACCAGCACCTTCTTCACCGTCACGGGTACGCTGGCCGTCTTGGTGATCCGCCCCTCCGTGTAAGTAACGGTCACCTCCGTGACCCCATCCGTCAAAACCTGAGGCGAAATGGTGTAGCCGGTCACATCCGAAGTAAGACCATACCCATAGCCCGCCGTGACCACCATGCCGGTCGGGTCAAAGGACTCCCCGGACTTATAGATTGTCTTGTTGGGCTGCTTGGTAATTGTCAGGGTCTCCAGCTTCAGAGCGCCGCCGCCACCGTTGCCGCCGGTCATGTTGAAAACCTTGCCGACGTTAGCGTTACTCATTGCTCTGCTCGACCTCCAGTCGCAAAATAGAAATCGTCAGGTTCTCCGTGGGGGTGACCTCGCACCGGAACGTGACCTGACCGTCCGTTGTAATGTTATCGGCTTTTACGCCGGTCTCGCTTGCCGCCATAAAGCAGTCTGCGTCGGCGCATACAATGTACCAGTATTTGCCGTCAGCCAGGAGGAACTCGTCCTGCACGGTTTGAGCTCTGCCGCTCCACTTCTCGGCCGGCAGAGTGACGGTGATGCCGGCATGCTGCGCGCTTTCCAGCAGAGGGTTCATCGAGTCCAATAGTTCGTTGATGCGGATCAGGGTGTCCTGTTTCCCCCGCTCTGCCAGTGCCCGTAACTGCTCTATGGTGGTGAGTTGTTTCTCTGCCATATGAGAGCTCCTTTCGGGAAATATAAAAAAAGGGGGACGGGAATCTGTGCCCCCATCCCCCTTAACGGAGCCGTTTAAGGCTCCTCTTCAGTGGCGCCGAAGACCTCATCCAGCATGGACTGCACCTCGGTGTTCTCAGCCACAGCCATGTCGTCCAGCTTCTTCTTGTCCTCCTTGGACATCAGGCCGTCTTTCTCGGCAGTGGCCTTCTCATAGGTGGTGTCCTGGGCGGGGATGCCCAGCTTGGTGATATCCTCCTTGGTCACGTCACCGCCCATCACCACATGGCCATTGGCGTCGCTGCCCACCTTCTTGAATCCGGCCTCCACGACGGAGCCGGCGGGGTGGGTGTAGACCACGGTCTCCTGGCCGTTAATCTTGATGTTGCCGTTGACGTCGGACTTCTCCACCTTGGTCGCGCCCTGGGCGATGCCGGCCATAGCGGCGGTGATCTTGCCCTCGATGGCGGCCATCACGGTGGCGTAGTCGTCCTCCTCGCCGCCGATACCGGCCGCGATCTCATTGAGCTTGGCGATGGCGGTATTCATGGCGGCAGCGTCATCGGGATGGTCCTGAATCCACCGGGCAATCTCAGTCAGGGTATCCAGGGACTCCTGGGCGCCTTCGGGGATCAGCTGCTTGGTCAGCTCCTCATTGGCAATGGTGCGGGCACTTTTGCCGGTGTCGGTGCCAATCAGGACGTCCACATCCGCCTTGGCGGCCTTGGCGGCCAGAACGGCAGTCAGGGCAGAGTCCAGGTCGGCTTCAGACACCTGGGCCTTGTAGGCCAGGGCAGCCAGACCCTTGACAGGCACATCGATACCATTCACCGCCAGAGTGCCGTTGGTGGCGCCGGTGGCGATCAGGATATCGACGATCTTGTCAACGATTTTCAGAGCGGTGCCGTTGACCTTGACGCCCTCCAGGACGTTGGCCTGGCCGCCCGCGCCTTCCAGCGTGTCCACTCGGTCGGACAGGGTTGTCACCTTGGAGTCGACCTTATCTATCTCGCCCTTGGTGCGCTGGGCCAGCATCTTCAGCTGGTCAAGAGTAGTGTGCTTAGACATAGATATGTCCTCCTTAAATGTATTTGTTTACGGCTCGTCGCCGAAAACATCGTCAAGAACGTCCTCCACCTCTTCATCGGTGGCCGTATTCCCCGGATGCTCCGGGTCGTCCGGGGGCGTCCAGTCGGATGCGAACGCGTCGTCCAGGGCCGCGTCCACTTCTTCGTCCGTAGCCGTGTTCTCCCGGATGACTTCCAGAATCTGAGCCCGTATGTCTCCTCCGGAATGGGAGGGCGGAACCAGCTGGGCCGCATCGACGGCATACATGATGCGGCTGGTCAGGCACCATACGGTAGCTTTTTGCTCCGCGCCCTTGACGCCGGACACGCCGATGTGAAGACTGACCCCCGCCTGCTTCAAACACTCGGCGGGGATGATGCATCGGTCGTCCGTCAGCTTCACGGACAGCTCCACGCTGCCGGCCTTGAAAATGGCCGTTTTTGTGTAGCCATCCCAGCTTTTATCAAAGAGGAACTCCACGATGTAGAGGGTTTCAGCGTTCTGCACCAGACTCTCATCCTTGAGCATATGGGCATAGGTTTCTTTGACTGCGATTTCCATGGGCCGCACCTCCTTACTGAATAGCCCCGTTGCCGGACAGCTCGAACCGGATGAGATGAACCGTCAAATCCATCGCCGGGTCGGTGTCGCAGGTAAACACGAGAAAGCCGGAGGCGGTGATGTCCTTGGGCTGGACGTTGCACCCGATGAACTCCTCCTTGCTCGCCTGGTCCGCGCTCAGCAGGTACTTGTGGGTGGAGAGGGCCAGCAGACGCTCGTCCGATACCTCCGCGCTTCCGTCCTGCCAGTTCTCCTTCGGGATGACCAGATCGAAGGAGATGCCCAGCACATCTCCCGTGCCCGTGCCGTTCCGGCCGTTGTAGACCTGGACCTGGTAGGAGCTGCCGTCTGTCATGGAGACGGTGTAAACGTCCGTGCTCCCGGGGCTGTGGTCGCCGCCGGTCTGCTCGATTTTCTGAATGCCGTTCCCGGTAGGGCCCACCAGCTCGCAGGAGATATGCGTGTCCACATATGCCTGTGTCCCGGCGTCCCAGATCCACCAGGTCCCATTTTGAGGTTTCGGCGGCTTTCCGCTGTACTGCTGCGCGGACTGGGCGCTCTGCACCGCGGTCTCACGGGCGGACTCAGCGGCTGTTTTCGCTGCCTCTGCGTCGTCTTTGGCGGAAACAGCCGTCAACGCATCCTCCTCGGCGCTCTCCTTGGCGGCGACGGCCTCGTCCCGGGCGGTCTCGGCGGCGGTTTTTGCGTCCAGGGCGGTCTCCTCAGACGCCTTGGCGTTTTTCTCGCTGGCCGCGGCCTTCTCCTGGGCGGCTTCCGCGGCGATCCGGGCGTTCTGGGCCGTCTTGGCGTCTGCCGTTGCCTGCGCCCCAAGCGTCTCCACCTCTGCGCGCACAGCCTTGGCCCGTTCCTCCGCTCCCTTGGCCTCTGCCTCGCTGAGGGCGGCCGCGTTTTTGGAGTCCTCCGCCTCTCCGGCCTTCTGGACAGCGGTGTCCTTCGCCTGCACGGCGGTCTGTTCCGATGCCTGCGCCCGTCCGGCGGCGTCCACGGCCTCCTGGGAGTAGCGTTTCGCGTTCTCCTCCGAGACGGCGGTCTGTTCCTGCGCGGCGGCGGCCATTCCGGCGGACTCCTCTGCCCGTTCGGCGTCGGCTTTCGCCCGTTCCGCCGAGGCGGAGGCCGAGTCCTTGGCGGTGTGGGCGTACTCCATGGCGCTGGAGGACTCCTGGTTCATCGCGCTCAGCGCGTCGTGGATGGAACCGCGCACCTCCTCGCCGTAGATGGCGTCCAGGATCTTCTGCAAATAAACGCTGATATTGGCCAAATCACTTCACCTCTTTTCAGTCCTCCAGCATCCAGTCCACGGCCAGGATCTCCTCTCCGGAGAGGGCTCCGACGGCGTCCTCATACTTGGCCGTCATCAGCTCCACCTCGTGCTCCATCTCGTTGAACTGGGCCAGCTCGTCGCAGAATGTCTTGAAGTTGGGGGAGTCCACCCGGATCTGGACGATGGGCGCGCCCTTGTCGTCCGTTCCCGCCTCGCCGTACTTCTCCAGCAGCTCCCGGCGGATGGTCTCGTACTCCACCAGGGAGTTGGACAGCATCCGGCAGTTCCGGGCGGCGATATACCCAATCCGGTCTCTGCGGGAGAGCAGAGGCTGGAGCTGGTGGAGCATTTCCATCATGCGGGCGTTTTTCAGTGTTTTCTTCATGTTTCCTTTCCTCCTGTGGGCAGCCCGTAAACCTTGGCGCTGCTGAAATCCACCGTCCCATTGAAATAGATCACAGAGCCGCGCCCCCCAATGCGGATATAGCCTCCGCACGGGCTGTAAATGTTGATGTACGGCGCGTCGCTCTCGTAGTATTCGATGGCGAACATGTGGTACCTGCTGTTGCCGTATGGACCGTACAGATTAAAGCTGCCGTAGCTTCCGCCGGCAATGACGTTGAACTCGCTTCCGTAGAACTCTCCGCCCTCGATAACCGGGGACTGGATGCGGGTGGAGTCAATATATGTGTTCTTGATATAGGAGGGCAGCTCAATGGAGTCGGCCAGCTTATACGCCCGGTTCGCCCGGTCATAGGCCAGCTCCGCCTCGGAATAGGCCTCGTCCGCCAGGTTGTAGGCATTGTTCGCCAGTGAATACGCCGGGTTGGAGGTGATGTTCAGGTTGCTCACCTGGGCCCAGTTGATGGTGCTCCCGGCTCCCATGGTCACCTGGCCGTTGATGGTGATAAGCCCCGTCGGTCCCACAGAGAAGGTGACGGCCCCGGTGCTCTTGTTGGTGATGGTCAGCCCGTACAGGTCCAGATATTCGGCCGTGAACTTCTCCTTGGCCATGTCCAGCATACTGTTCCCGTACTTGTCCAGAAAGTCCTCCGCCTGCACCGTGCCCCCGAAGGTGCCCTTGGCGGCCAGCAGCGTCCCGGCGAAGGTGCCTCTCCGCGCGGTCAGGTTCCCCTGCTCGTCCACGATGAAGTTCCCGCCGATGTTGATGGAGCCCTTTTTCATGGTCAGCATCCCCGTCGTCATATCCAGGGAGAAGTTGCCGCTGATATCCTTGAGCACGCCCGCCCGGATCACGTCGGCGCTCAGCACCCCCGTGTTGACGTAGTTGGCCACGATGGAGCCGTCCATGGTGATGGCCAGCCCAAAGCTCTTCCCGCCGTCGTTGGAGTACCCAAGGCCGTTCATGTTCCATTTCCACAGCTTGTCCGCCTTGGTATAATCCCGGACGTTGGAAATATACAGCGTGTCCGAGCCGTACTCGTCCCGGGTGATGGTGATGTAGCCCGTGGTCGCCATGTTCATGATGTGGGTGGCGTTCTCCTGGGCCTCCTTGAGGATGGAGTGGGCCTTGGGCAGGCCGTCGATCTTCTCCAGCACCGCCGCGTTGGTCTGGTTGTTTACGCTGGTCAGGCTCACCTTGACGGAATCCCCCATTTTGAACTGGGTGTTCTCCGGATGGTCCAGCGGGATCTCCAGCTTGGTCACCGGGAACATCCGGTCCAGCCCGTGGGGGCGGGAGATGACCCGGATCTCGTCCAGCAGCTTGACCGCCTCCGTGTCCACGTCCAGATAGTGCAGGTCCAGGGCGCTCAGCTCCAACTCCAGATTGTCGAACTGGAGGTCTGTCAGATAGGCTTTGGCTTTTTCCAGCAGGACCGCCGGGTCGCTCACGTCGTCCCAGCTCACGGTCTTTGCGATCCATCCGTACTCCTTGACGGCCTCCTCCGACTGGACGTAGACGCTCCCGTCATTCACGCTCTCCACCGTCAGATAGGCGTCCAGCGCCTCGATGGGGCTGTCGTCCAGCCGGTTGCCCAGCGGGATAATGGCGGTGGCGTACTCCGTGGAGTCCCAGTTTCGGGTGAAGTCCAGCAGATTGGAGCCGAACTGGATGACCTGGCTGCAAGTATCCGGGTACTCCTTCAGATAGTCCAGATACCGCGTGCCGTTTTCCTTCCGCACCCGGAGGTGCCCGCCGTAGGACTCCACTAGGGCGTTGAGCACCTTCATGGTCTTCTCATAGTTGGTATAATAGCTGGGAAAATCCTCGTCCGCTACCGTCACCGCACCCACCGCAAACCGGCGGTTTTCACCCACCTGGCTGTTGTGGACCTCGATGAGGGACTCCAGCAGTTCCCGGATGGACAATCCGGCGTATTCCGCCGGCGGCTGGGCTGAATCGTTGAAAAAGGCCAGCTCCCCCTCGCAGTAGAGCACCCGGTTGTTCCAGAAGTCCCTGCTCTCCGAGAGGGCCCGTCCGGCCCAGATCTCCTTTCCGTGCTTTCGCACCGAAATATCCGTGACCATGCGCACGATGGTGCCATAGGCCGCGTTGGTCGGGGGGAGCGTCAGCTCCAGGGAGCCTGCCGCGCTGTCCTCCAGAGTCAGCTTCGGGTCTATGACCTTCATATTGTCCAGCGAAAATACATCGTTATAGATGCACACGCCATCCGCGTAAATACTGTACATCGGTCACAACCTCCCAACTCTGAAATCCACGGAGACCGTCCCCGTTCCGGTGTCGCACCAGAGCTCCAGGGTGGCGCCCTGCCCTCCGAAGAATACAAACTCCGGAAACTGCATTGTCCCGTCCGGGAGCAGCTTGGTCTCGTCCAGCCCCAGTGTCGGGTTGACAAAGCGGATGTGTACGCCCCGTTCGTCGCTGCTGGAGGTTCGGAACTCAGGGCAGACCGGGGCCCGCCCAAAGAGGGCGGCGTCCAGCCGCAGGGTCTTCTTTTCATCCGTCACGGCGATGTTCTTGAACAGCGTCGTCCGGATCACGCCATTTTGAAAGTTGAACGGGTCCCACAGCCAGTCGTCCGTGGAAGACAGCACCGACCATTTATAGGGGCCCACGTCGTAATCAATAGTGATGCGGGACCAGTCCTTTTCCGACTTCCAGGTGTTGACGGTAAACCGCCCCTCGTAGAAATACTCCGGGTCGTCCTCCAGAATGGCCCGGAGCTTCTGCCCGTGGAGATAATCCATAATGTCAGAATAGGCCATGTGCCAGGGCTTGAAGTCGTTCATCACGATCAGCTCGATGGAGCCCGTCCGGTTCTGGTACACCGGGTACCCGGTGAGAGACTGGGATAAATCGATGACCCCGTCCCCACCGGGAATTTCCAGTGTTTTCGTTTTCTGTGCCGGCGGATTGAACACGGGCCGGGAGGAGGGGACAAGACGCCAATCATCCCAGGTGTTCTTTTCGCCGAATGTGATAGAATGGTACAATCTTAAATCCCCCTTCCTCTTCGAGTGGCCCTCTGCCCGAGGGCGTGGTCCATAGGTTCTGCCAATTCGCCCACCAGTGTACCAGTATCCATGACCACCTGCATACGGTTTATCCGCTCCATCATCTCCGCCATCTCGCTTCGCAGAGTGCGTAGTTCTTGGACGATGTCCCCGTTGTCCACGCTGACGGTCATGCCGCCGTCCCGTCCGGAATCCCGGAGCGAGATGCTCGCCTGGCCCGCGAGGCCGATGGTCCGCTGAGGGTAGAACAGGCTGTTCAGCTGGCTGGCCCCCTGGCTCACGTCGGATAGGTCCAGCACCGGGCGGATCGTGGGCTGCGCCTCCATATCCCCGCTGAGCAGCTCAACGACCGCGGACATGGCGGCCGAAATGCCCTCTGAGGCGGAATCGGCAATGCCGGCTCCGGCGTCGTAGGACCTTCCGGCGTAGTCCGCGATCCCTTTCACAAAGCCGAGGCCTGTGAAGTTGCCCAATTCCCGGAAGACCCGGGAAGGGGAGTTGATGTCCAGCGTGTCCTTCACCGCTTCCACGCCTGCCAGCGCCATACTGGTCAGCTCATCGATAAAGGAACTTCTGCTCTGAGAGACGCCCTGAGCGAGCCCCTCCGGGATCTGCTGGCCCGTTTCCGTCCAGCCCGCCTCCTTCAGGATCTTTGTGGCCGCCTCTGTCATGGCCTTCATCTCGGCCTCGGTGTCCTTCTTGATCAGGCCCACCTTCTCCGAGAACTCCTTGCGCAGCGATTCCAGCTGGCTGCTGGTGTCCGCCTCCAGCTGGTCCATTTCCGCCTGCCAGGTGGCCCGGTATTCCTCCAGCTCCACAGCGGCGTCTTCCCGCAGCTGCGCGATGCTGTTCTGTGTCTCAATGCGCAGGCTCTCCAGCTCTGTGGTGGCCTGATCCCGGGCCTGGGCGTGCTTCAGCGACCAGAGGGAGACGTATTTGTCCAGTTCCTCATCGCTCATGGAGTTGAGGGCGCGGATCTCCGCGATGGCCGACGGCCCCATCTCCTGGAGCTCGCCGATCAGCTCGGAATCGACGCCTTTCGCAGAGAGCTGTCCCAGGATATCCTGCCATTCGCCGAACTCCTGCACCTGGCCCTCCAGGTTCTTCATCAGCGTCTCGCCGCTGACCGACTCCTTCTTCGTCACTTCATCAAAGAGGCCGTAAGACTGATAGAGGCTCCTGGTGCGGGACTCTACCGCGTCCTGATACTGGTCGTTCAGGGACTGGATGTCCCGTTCCAGCTGCTCGTTGATGGACTTGACCTTGTCGGCATACTCCTGCTCCAGCTGGAGCCGCTGCCGATTGGCGGACGCCTGGACCTCCTGCACGTCGGAAATGTACTGCTTCTGGGCCTCGTAGATCTCCTTCTCCATCTCGTAGACCTTCCGGTCCATCTCCTTGCGCTCGTCGGTACCGGCCGCGTAACGGCTCTGCACCCGCTTATAGGCCGCCAGCTCGTCGGCCAGGCTCAGCCGGCCGTAGTTCTTCTCCTCTTCGATCCAATCCATGGATCTCTGATAGGACTCCTCCATCAGCTGGTTTCGGAGGCTGTATACCTCCCGGTCGATCTTCTTGCGTTCCTCGCTCCCCTCCAGGTATCGCTTCTGCATCCGCTCGTAAGCGGCAAGCTCCTCCTCGGTACTCAGGCGGTTATAATACTTCTCCTCCTCGATCCAGTCGAGAGAGGCCTGATAAGTGGAAGACACCAGCTCATTTTGAACCCGATAGACCTCCCGGTCGATCTTGATCCGCTCTTCGCTGCCTGCCCGGTATTTCTTTTGCAGGTTCTCCCACCCGGCAAGCTCGTCCATCAGGCTCAGCTCGCCGTAATACTGCTTCTCGCTGGCCCACTCCTCAAAGGCGTCGATCCCCTTGGAGCTGACCTTGATGACCTCGTCGATCATCTTGGATGTAGCCTGGGCCGCAGGAACGATGCTGTTCTTGGCGCCGATGGCCAGGCCCTCGCCCATGTTCTCGCCCAGATGGATGAACTCACGGGAGGGGGAATGGCTGTCCAGGGCCTTCTTTGCCGCGTTCAGAGCGGCCAGGCCCAGGCTCCTGCCGGCGGAGCTGGCATTGCTCAGCTTGGACCGGACGCCGATGACAAAGCCGTCGCCCACGTTTCTGCCGGCGGCGGTGAAGTCGGCCTTCATGCTGTTGATTTCCCGGACCGACGCCTGGAGCGCCGTCCCCATAGCGGAGCGGAAGTCTCCGGACGAAGAGGTGATGGTGCGGCACATGTCCGCCATCAATCCTTTTATCGCGTCCCGGATCACAGCCGCCTTGCCGTCCACGATTTCAGCCATGGACCCCACAAGGGCGCTCATGGCCGCGTTGACCGTGGATGTGTTGGCGGAAATGGACACGCTGACGGTGGACAGCATACTGCCGACAGCGCCGTTGATGGTGTCCCCGCAGTTGCGGAAGGCGTCGGCAAAGCTGCTGACTCCGGCGTCGCCCATCTTCTTCATGCTGTCCGCAAAGCCGGAAAGTCCGGCGGTGCTGACGCCGTTGACCCCCTCCGCCAGCTCCAGCAGGTCCCATACCTGGGCCACTACATCGGACATCTGCCGGATATCGATGCCGGCGATCTGGTCGTAGTAGTCCTGCATGGATGCGCCGAATTTGGAGATCTCGTTTCCGAAGGACGCCAGGGTCTGGTCCCCTCCGAACCACTTGTCGAACAGGCTGCTGTCCGGCAGCCCCGTGGCCAGATTGGACAGCGCCTGGGCGGCATTGGCCGAGGCCGTCACCGCCTCCGGCTGTACGTCTTTGATGGCCTCCGCATAGGCGGCCAGATCTTTGCCAAAGGCTGTAAGGTCGCTGCCAAACGCGGAGAGGTCGGTCCCTCCGGTAAAGAAGGAGATCAGACCGCCCGTATTGGGCAGGGTTTTGGACAGTTCCACCAGCGCCTGACCGGCGGAGGCGGAGGCCGTTACCGCTTCCGGCTCGACCCCGGCTACCGCGCTGCTGTATTGCCGCATGGCGTCCCCAAAGGGCACGATGCCGGCCGCAAATACGGAGAGGTCCGCCCCGCCGGTGAAGAATTCCATCACGCCGCCCATATTGGGCAGGGCTGTCTGGAGCTGGACCAGGGACTGAGCCGCCACAGCCGATGCCGTCACCGCCTCGGGGTCAATCCCCGCCACAGCCTGACCATATTTCCGCATGGCGTCCCCAAACGCGACGACGCCGGCGGCAAAGGTCTCCAGGTCGTTTCCGCCTGTAAAGAAGGTCATGACCCCGCCCACATTGGGGAGGGCCGTCTGGAGCTGTGCCAGGGATTGCGCCGCTATGGCGGACGCTTCCACCGCTTCCGGCTGTACGTCGGCCACGGCGATGCTGTATTTCCGCATGGCGTCTCCAAAGGGCACGATGCCCTCCGAGAAGGCGCCCAGATCATTGCCCCCGGTAAAGAAGGACATGACTCCTCCCACCTGAGGCAGGATGCTTTGCAGCTCCGCCAGCGACCGGGCCGCCACGGCGGAGGCCTCCACCGCTTCCGGGTTTACGTCGGCCACAGCCTCTCCGTAGACCTTCATGGCCCTGCCGAACGGCAGGATGTCCTCTGCGAAGGTCCCCAGGTCGTTTCCGCCTGTAAAGAAGGAGACGATGCCTCCCACGCTGGGCAGAGCCGCCTGGAGCTCGGCCAGAGCCATTGCCGCAGTGGCGGATGCCGACACGGCCTCCGGCTTGATGTCCGAGATAGCCTCTCCATAGGCCTTCATCGCCTCGCCGAAGGGCGTGATGCCATTGGAAAATGTTTCAAGGTCGTTCCCGCCGGTGAAAAACTCCATCACACCACCCACGCTGGGGAGAGACGCCTGGAGCGCGGCCAGAGCCTGAGCCGCCGTGACAGAGGCCGCCACAGCTACCGGGTTCATGCCGCTCACCGCGTCGGAATAGGCTTTCATACCCTCTCCAAAGGGGATCAGACCATTTGCGAAGGTCTCCAGGTCATTTCCGCCCGTGAAGAAGTCCACCACCCCGCCCACGTTAGGCAGGGTATTTTGAAGTTCGGCCAGCGCCTTCGCCGCCGTGGCCGAGGCGGTCACCGCGTTGGCGTCCAAGCCGGCCAGGCTGTCGGAATAGGCTTTCATCGCCTCGCCAAAGGGCACCAGCTGGTCGCCAAAGGTCTTCAGGTCGTTGTCTCCGGTAAAGAACGCCACCAGCCCTCCCGTATTCGGGATGGTATTGGCCAGCTCTACCAGCGTCTTTCCCGCAATGGCCGAGCTGTTCACCGCGTCGGCGTCCAGTCCCTTGACCGCCAGGGAATAGGCTTTCATGGACAGGCCGAACGCCAGCAGCTGAGCGCCGAAGGTGGCCAGGTCGTTGCCGCCGGTAAAGAAGTCCACCACCCCGCCCACATTAGGCAGCGTGGCGGCCAGCTCCGTCATGGCCTTTCCCGCAATGGCGGAATTGGTCACGGCGTCCACATCCAGCCCCTTGACTGCGTCGGAATAGGACTTGATGGCCCGGCCAAAGGGGACCAGATTTTCCCCAAAGGCATCCAGGTCGTTGCCTCCGGCGAAGAACTCCACCGCGCCCCCGCTGTTGGGCAAAGTCGCCGCCATTTCGGCCAGGGCTTTCCCCGCTGTTGCGGCGTTGGCCACCGCGTCGGCGTCAAGGCCCTTGATGCTCGCGGCGAACCGCATCATGGACTCGCCGAACCCAACCAGCTGGTTCCCGAACTCGCCCATATCGTTCTCTCCGGTGAAGAATCCGACTACGCCGCCGCTATTGGGCAAAGTCGCTGCCATTTCAGCCAGCGTTTTGCCCGCGATGGCCGCGGTGCTCACCAGATTTCCGTCCAGGCCGGAGATGGTATTGGAAAATTTCATCATCGCCTCGCCGAAGGGGACCAATTCCTCGGCAAAGGCGGAAAGGGAGGAATCGCCGGTCAGCCAGGAAGTCAGGCTTTCCAGCAGATCGGCGGCCGTAATCAGAAGGATTGCCTCGGTAAGGGCTTTTACGCCGTCCAGCATGGAGGCGTCGATGCCGCGGGCTCCATCGATAAACGGCTGCACATTGGTCATAAACTGGGCCAGATCCGCCCCGATCTGCGGGAAGGAACTGGATACGCCGCTCATGAATCCGCCGACGATGCCGCCGATGAATCCGCCAATGGCGCTTCCGATGGTCTGCAAGAGCTGCCCGCCCTCGCTGATGAGCCACTCCAGCCCGGGGATCTGGGCAAGACCGCCCACCGCCGCCAGGACCAGAGCCAGCTCCGCGATGACTACGCCGAGACCGAGGACTCCGACCATGGCCGAGGGGATAAGACCGGCCAGCGCTCCCAGCGCCACCATGATGCCGCTCAGCAGCCCGATCCCGGCAATGCCCTTGAGCAGGGCGTCTGTATCGATCCCGCCGAGGGCCGATACGATACCGGAGAAGAAGGACATGAGCAGATCAACCGCCGCCTGAATCAACGCCGGCATGTTTCGGGCAATCCCCTCAATCAGCCCGATCAGGAACCCCATCAGAGAGTCCACGATCTGGGGCGTGTAAGCCGCCAGGGCCGCCAGAACCCCGGAAATCAGCTCCAATGCGCCGTTGGCAATCGCGGGTACGCATTCCACCAGCACGTCCACCATCGTGAGCACCAGCGCCTTGACCGCCTCTCCGATGGCGGGGGCCCCGTTTGCAATCACTTTGGCAAACTCCACCACGGCCTCGCCCAGCTTTTGGGCAATGGCCGGGATCAGCGCCGCGATACCGGTAATAATGGAGGTCAGGCCGGCCACAATAATGGCTACGCCCGCCCCCAACGAGGTGGCGAGAGCCGTGATCCCCACCGCAATGGCGGAGAGGCCGGTTCCGACCAGGAGAAGGCCCGCGCCCATCCCGGCGACGCCAACGCCGATCAGAGCCAGAGCGCCGCCGAGCCCCAGAATGGTGGGGAGAAGAGGCGTCAGCAGAGCGCCGGCCACTCCGATCACGGTGAACGCTCCGGCCAGTGTTACAAGCCCCTTGGCGATGCTCTCCCAGCTCATGCTGCCCAGCGTGACCAGGACAGGCGTCAATACGGCCAATGCGCCTGCGGCCACCAGCATGGCGGCGGAACCGGCAAGCGTGCCGTTCATAGCGTTCAGGCCGATGGCCAGCTCCGCTAGAGCGACGCCCATCGTCACAAGGCTTTTTGCGACGCTCTCCCAGCTCATACCCCCCATTTTGGACAGGGCGGAGGCAAGCACGTTCAATGCGCCGCCCACCACAGCCAGCCCGGCCCCAAGAGAGACCATGTTCTTGGGCATGGCCCGCATGGCGACCGCAACCTCCGCCAGGGCGCCGCCCATGGCCAGGAGGCTCTTTCCGATCTCGGCCAGGCTCATCCGCCCGAAGTCGGCCATGGCGGAGGCGAAGATCTTCATCGCCGCCCCAATTTCAACCATGGCAAACCCGGTTGCCGTCAATCCGCTGGCGCTTCCGGTCAGCTTGGTAAACGCGGTGATCTCCAGAAGAAGGGCCCCGATGGACCCCAGCCCCTTGGCCAGCTCGCCCAGATTCATCTGCCCAAAGTCCTTGCAGGCGGACGCGAATACCTTCATGGCCCCGGAGAGGACCAGAATGCCGGCAGCGGTTGAGACGGACTTTCCGCTGAATTTCGCCGTATTCAGGAACAGCGATACCTCCGCCAGCAAAACGCCGACGCCGGTCAGCCCCTTGACCATCCCCGCCAGATCCAGCTGGCCCAGGTCCACACAGGCTGAGGCCAGGATTTTGATGGCTCCGGCAAAGATCACCATCTGGGTCGCCCCTTTGGCGACCGTCTTTCCGCCGCTGTTCAGGGCCTTCATGGCCGCCACCATAGCGGTCATCAATCCGGCGACGCCGATCAGCCCCACTGCCATCTGCTCCGGCTCCAGCGACGCGATCATCCTCAGAGCGCCCGCCAGCAGCAGCATGGAGGCGGAGAGGCCCAGCATGGCTGTTGTGCCCTTGATGACGCCTTTGACCTGCCCGCTGATTTTGGTGAATACGCCCATGGCGATCATCAGCTCCGCAAACAGGACGGAGAGCGCCCCCAGGGCGTTGGTCAGTTTCTCGCTGTCAATGGTGGCAATGACCAGGATGGCCCCCGCCAGAATGGCAATGGCGCTTGCGATTTTCAGCAGGGCGCCCGCCTTCAGCTGGGTCTGGTAGGCCTCAAAGCAGCCCCGGACTCCGTCCAGGATGTCTTTGACATTGTCCATCAGGCCGCCCACGTCGTCGAAGGCTTTGGTCAGGCTGCTCATGAATTTGGTGATGCCCAGAGCGATGCCGCCCAGGGAGATGCTGTTGAGCAGATCCAGCGCGCCGCTGAAATCCGCTCCGCTCAGCGCCTCCACAATGCCGCTGCCCAGGCCGCCGACCACGTTCAGGATGCCTGTTATAACGGTTTTAACGCCGTTGAAAATCGCCTGGAACATCTGGAGGAGCTTGCTGCCCTCCACGGCGGCGTCCATGCTGTCCACGGTGTCGCTTACGCCGGACCCGAGACCGGAGACTGCGTCGATCACCTGCCCGATCCGGGCCTGTACGTTCTGTAAGACAGTCTGAAAGCCTTCCAGCCCCGGGACCTTAAACGCTCCGGAAAGCAGGCCGACAAGGGTCTGGAGGGCGGAGGATACCCAGCCCAGAACAGTGGAAATGCCCTGGGAGATGCGCTGAAACACCTCCCCCTCCTTGGCTGCCCGATTAAGGCCGGTCAGAAAATCGCCGATTACGGCGGTTACAGTAAGGATGGCGTCGGCCAGCGACCCAACCCCTCCCGCCATGGGAAGGATGGCATTGACCACCGCCATAACGCCCTGACGGACCAGGTCGAGGATGGAAAACAGCCCCTGGAAGGTCCGCCTTACCTTATCCGCCGTCTCGTCCGACAGAATCAGCCGCTCGGAAAAGCTGCGCAGCGTCTCCGTCAGCGCGTAGAGCTGGTCGGCGGTGGCCGGCGGGAAAATATCCCGGAACGCGTCCTTGATTGGAACGATGACGCTCATCAGCCCCTTGGCAGCGTTCCAGACGGCCTCGATCAGGTTCTCCCGTCCGGAGGGGCGGATGATTTTCTCCGCGAATTCGTCCATGGAGACGGAGCCGTCCCGAAGGCCCTTGTCCAGCTCTTCGATCTGGGCGACCATCTCCGAGGTGTAGCCCGCGGCCTTCCGCTCTGCCTGAGACATGCCGGTCATCTTGTCATGGAGATTGTGGACGGCCTGCGTCAGCGTATCGGAGGAGACTACCCCCTCGGACAGGCCCTTTTTCAGCGCGTCGCTGAAGCTCTCCGATTCGCTCACCAGTTTCTCGAAGGCGTCGCCGCTCTTTTGGGCCTCCGCCCTGATTTCCTCAATAAAGCCGGCCTCGTCCGCAATCCCCTGATTGAGCAGTTGCTTCCAGCCGGAGCTGAGCCCGCCGCTGAGCAGCTCGTTTCTGGCGTTTGACATCTCACCGATCAAACCGCCCATGGTTTCGGAGATCTCTGTGAGCAGCTCTTTCGCCTCGTCAAAGTCGCCCACCAGGATCTCCCAGGTCTCGGTCCATCCGGACTGGGCGCTCTCCTTTAATGTATCCCACAGCTGCGTGAAGGTCTTGACCTTGGTGGCGGCGTCTTCGGCAGTCTGCGCCATCTGGGCGATCTCTTTGGCCTGACTCTCGGAAAAGCCCTGCTGGATGAGATCCGCCTCGGTATACGCCCCGGCGAACTGCTTCAGCGTCTCCGTAAGCACCTCGGTGGTGAGCCATTCGCCCCGGGTCAGGGACTCCCGGAACGAGCCGTACATATTGATGGCGTTTTGGGCTCCCGTCCCCAGCAGCTCGGAGGTCCGGACCAGGGCGTCCTGGAATACCTTGCCGCCCATACCGGCGTTGACCACCGAGTTCCAGTCCATCAGGGAAACTCTGCCCGCGGCCAGGGCCTGGGAGAGCTGATACATGGCTGTGGAGGCCTGCTGGGAGGTGGAACCGGAAACGGCGGCCAGGTTGGCGATACCTTTGATGGAGTCCACCGAGGTCTGAAGATTGACGCCGGCGGCGGTGAACGTACCGATGTTCCGGGTCATCTCCGTAAAGTTGTAGATGGTCTTGTCCGCATAGGTGTTCAGCTCGTCCAGAGCCCGGTTCACCTGTTGCAGATTGGTCCCCTCATGGGAGGTGTTCGCCAGGATGGTCTGCACCGCGCCGATCTGGGTCTCATACTCCTGAAAACCGCTCTTGATCGGGTCGATGGTGAGGGCGGATATCATCCGCTTTCCCGCGTTCACCGCGGAGTTGGTGATATTGGAAAGGGCCGTCATGGCCACGACTTCCATAGCCGAGAACTTGGCCCGGACCGTTTCGACGGAATTGCCGAGGACGGACATATCGCACTTCTTTGCGGCGTCCCCCAGACCCTCCAGCCCCTTCGCGGCGCCGTCCAGGTCTAGGCCCCGTTTCAGCCGGTCCAGCGTTGACAGGCTGGTCTGTACGTTCTGCTCAAACTGCCGGTTGTCAAACCGCATTTCTACGACCCGCTCGTCAATGGTCCTGCTCATGACCCTGTGACCTCCTTCCATGCGTTTTTCGCGATCTGGTCAAAAATAGGCTGGATCGCGGGGTTGATGTAATCGCGCCCCTGGACCCAGCCTCCTGTCCCCGTGCCATGCCCGTATTGCAGGATGATGGCGATGGGAACTCCATTTTGAATGTTGGAATTGTGAAACGAGAGCTTGATGACTCCGTTTTTGTTTTCGATCCGGTAATACCAGGATGCGGCGGTCTCGCCGGAATCGACAGGCGTTGCAGACGAAAGGGCGGCCACTCCGGCTCGGCCATACCTGTCAAGATCCCCAAGATGGACAGCCTCCTTTGCCCGCTCCAGAAAGCGGGTGAGTTTGGAAAAGTCACCCTTTTGTCTGAACGTAATCATATGTGGTCTCCTATCGTGTTCGGAATTGCGCCCGTACTCAGATCGCCGGACTCTCCACAGAGCCCACCGGCGTCTGCTGGACGTTGAAATTGGCGGCTTTCGCCGTTTCAAAGGTAATGCCACCCGCGCTGTGGTCAGACTTGCACAGGTTCAGATAGAAACTGCACACCACGCCGTGGGCGGTCCAGGGCAGCCCCACCATGGCGCCGACCCAGGGCAGCGCCCCGGTATAGCCAAGGTGAACGCAGTAAAACGCCAGCAGCAGGCCGCCCACCGTGACGACCCAGAGCAGGGCCCGGATGTCGTTGGTCAGCTGCTTGGAATGCTCTCTTGCCTGCCGGGTTCTCGCCGGGGCCATGCGGCGTCCGTTTCTCATCACACCAGCCCTCTCTCCTGAGCGAACCGGTAGAACAGCATTGCCGCCTGCTCGCGGGTCAGGAAGTCGGACCACATCATGTTGGGCTGGCCGTCGATCGAGGAGCCGTTGCCTGCAAACAAGCCCACACGGACCACCCACTCCCGGGCCTCCTTGCTCCAATCGCCGCAGTCGTTGTCCTGCAAGCTCTTGCGGTACTGCGTCATAGCGGTGTGAAACATCTTGTTGAATTGCGCCTGATCCATATCGTCGTCGTCCTCCTGTACGATAGAAAAGTTCGGACGGCCATAGCCGCCGATTTTGGAATAGGAAAGTGAATAGCTTTTGTCCCGGACACAGCCGCCGTTCTCCACAACGCCGGGGAGGGAGCTGGTGTTCCCCTCAATGGTGTAGACCCGTCCGCCTTCCACCTTCTCCACGATGCCGGTGTGATACATGCTCTTTCCGCCGTCGTTGGTAAAGAAGATCTGGTCGCCGGGCTGCGGGTCCCTGGTGTGGAACTGCCCTTTGGCCTTGTAATAGTTGGCGGAGCCGCTGCATCCGGCCCCAACGCCCTTTTCTGCCTGGCACAGCAGCCGCATACCGGTCTCGAACCCGAACGTGTGGATAAAGCACCAGTCGACAAAAATGTCGCACCAGCTGTACCCGTTCTTCTTCCCGTTATAAACACGCCCCAGGGCGTCCAGGTCCCGCGCGTATTTGTTCCAGTTTTTGTCGCCCGCGTTGGCGGTCTTGTCGTCAAGCTGGGCGTTGGTCTGTTTTTCGAGGTAGCCGATCTCGGCTCTGGCGGTGTTCAGCACACGCTTGACCGCCGGTAAAATCGTCTGAGCAGCCATTGTCTCACCCTTTCCTGCGTATTTGTCATAGTAGCTCTGTCCGTAAGCGGCCCGGCGGGCTTTCGCCTGCTCGCTCTGGTCTGCCGGACGCTCAAACTGCGTCAGCACGGCGTCGGAGGCCGCCCGGACGCTTTTAACGCTGGCCAGGGTATTGACCAGCCCGCGATAGCCCTTGTTCAGCTCTTCCCAAAGGAAGTCCAGCTGCATCTCCAGGTCGCCGATGCTTTTCCCGGCAGCCTGTGCGTAGTTGAGCAGGCTCTCTTTCCTGCTCCAATAAGTCCATTGGGCAAGGCCATACCCGGCCCCGTCCCGGACAAAATTGGCGTATGCTCCGGAGTCCACCCGCGCCGTGTACTCGGCGTCGGAGAGCCCCAGCTTTTTCTCGAAGGTATTCTGGAGGTTGTCGGGGCGCAGGCCGCTCTCGGCGTAGAGATTGCCCATCAGCCCGGCTGTTCCGCAGTTGGAGAGCCCCTTCTCTCTGAAATACCTCCAGATCACTGCTTCTGTCATAGCGTTATCCTCTTGTCCGCCCACGCTTCCTCCGTGCCGCGTTCAGCGCCCGGTTTTGCGCGAAGATCTCCTTCTGGCTCATCTTCTTCTGCGGCCCGTTCTTCAGGCTGCATACATTGATCAGCGTCATCAGCCGGTTCAGATGCCATTTCTGGCACTCGAAGGGGATCTGATTGGAGATCATCCAGTAGTAGATGACCTCCGCCGTCGCGATCTCGTTGCTGCTCCGGCCGTTTCGCCGGTTTCGGATTGTGGTGGCGGTCATTGGGTCGTTGATGTAGGCGTTCACCTGCTCCAGAATCCGGGGCGTGATGGCGGTGTAGACGTTGGGGTCTACGTTCTGGGTCAGCGTCATGCACCGGATGTAGTCGATCTGCTCCAGCACGGTCTTCGGCTGTTTGGAGAGATAGGGCTTGTGCCACTTTGCCTCCCATTTTGAAAGGGAGACCAGAGAGTGTTCCAGTCGAAGGGACTGCTTCTTGGTGGTGATGAAACAGTTTTTCGCCTCGTCATACTGTTCGACCCCAGGTATCGTGATTTCCAGCATCTCCGGTCTCCCCTCCTATCCTCAGCGGACATCCATGGGCGCCGGAGCGGCGGAGGTATCCCCGCCCTTGGGGATGATGCCGTTCAGGAATTTTGCCGCGGCGTCCGCGTCGGTGGCCAGCTCCATAAACAGGTCGCTGTAAGCCTCGGTCTGGGCGAATTCGTCCCGCAGCTGCTGATTCTTGATGAACTGGCGGCCGTCGGGGGACTTCTGACCGTAGGCCCGCAGGATGATGTCCTTGAACAGGGCGATGATCTGCTTGCCGTCCTGGGCGGCGGTGATGCGGTTGATCATCTCAACCAGTCCGCCGTCCACAGACAGCTCCATCTCCGTGACCTCGGCCCGGGTCAGGTTGAAGTAAAAATCCTCGGTGCGGGATGCACCGTTGTAGTCCGTAAAAGTCCTTGTCAGCTTCAGCATGGTAATTTTTCTCCTTTCAAAAATAAAAAAGAAAGCGGAGCCCTCGGTGAATGATATGTACCCAGAATTCTGGACACATAAAAAATTGAATTAGGTGCACATGGATGCCTCTCTGAATTTTGTAGGAGGCATCCATTTTGTTTTCTCTTGGATTCTTTCGTTGTTGTAGTAATTTATGTAGCCGTCAACAGCCTTGGCAAATGTTTCAAAAGAGGAATACTCTTTTTCATGCCCGTAGAACATCTCGTTTTTCATCCGTCCAAAGAAGGTCTCCATGATGCAATTGTCGTAACAGTTGCCCTTCCTTGACATGGATTGAATGATTTTGTGATCTTTAAGTGCCTGCCTGAAGTACACGTGCTGGTACTGCCACCCTTGATCAGAGTGAAAGATCAGGCCATCTACAGAGGGAAACTTCGTAAAGGCGCCGGCCAACATTCTCTGGATCTGTTCCATATTGGCACTTTGAGATAAATCATAAGAAATGATTTCGTTTGTGTTCATGTCGAGTATAGGAGAGAGATAACACTTCCCCCACGAAAAACCGAACTGAGATACATCGGTAGTCCATTTTTGCATAGGAGCTGTCGTGCTGAAATCCCGGTCAAGGATATTCTCAGCAACCTTGCCGACCTCGCCCTTGTAGGAATGATACTTTTCCTTTGGGCGCTTTCCTGCCAACCCCATAGTGTGCATAAGCCGTTGTACCCGCTTATGATTGACCTTGTGGCCGCGCTTTATCAGTTCCTGATATACTCTTCGCACACCGTAGCGGCCTTTATGCTGTGAGAAAATGTCTTTGATTTCATCTGCCAAGCAATGGTTTCGAACAGCAACTTGATCGGCCTTGCTCAACTCAAAATAATAGGTAGACCGTGCCATCTGCATAGATTTCAACAGATATTTCAATTGGTATCCTTTTTCACGCAGCTCTTTGATGATCGCTGCTTTCTCGCCTTGAGTTGCGCTGCGTGCCTCTCTTCTCTCAAGGCGATCTCTTTTTTTATAACTTCATTCTCCGCCTTTATATACTCGTTTTCTGCCCGAAGCCGGATCAATTCTTCTCGTTCGGATTCATTCAGTGGCCTTGCTTCTTCCTTTTTCATTTGGGGTACCCCTTTACTTGGACGACCTTTTTTCATTTCTACCAGGCCATTATACCCCTTTGTTTTATAGTTTTGAACCCATTGATACAATAGTCTATCTTGAATACCGGCCTCGATTGCCACTGACACACAGGATTTTCCGGACATTACTTGGGATACTAGTTCCAGCCGTTCTTCTGGTGTCCAGTTCCTGTTGAAATTTTTGTGTTTCAGTGCTTCTGGACCGCGGCTATCCTCTGCTCTTACCCATAGTCTCACTTTATCCCGAAAGGATTTATCGCTAACACCTTCCGGCGTTTCTGGCCATTTTCCTTCTCGATACAGTTCTACACATTTCCTTTTGTACTCATACGTGTACCGCATAATAATACCCCCCCTACTGGGTGTCCAGTAAAGGGGGTACATATCAGAAGAGAGCCCCGCTTTGGGTTGAAAAACGATTAGGAATTGTTCAGGGTCAGGCCGGTCAGGGTGTAGACCTTGGTGTCGGACTTGCTGCCCTTGGTGGCGATGACCTTCACCGTCTGGCTCTTGCTGGTGACCCGCAGGATGATGATGCGGTCCTCGTCCAGCTTCACGGGGCCCTTGGTGCCGCCCACCAGCTCCACGGTGATCTCGGCGTCACTGGGCTCTGCGGCAAACTTCAGCGCCAGATAGTTGCCAGTCTGCTCGTTGCTCTTGCTGCTGAAACCGGTGTAGCCGGTCACGTGCTTCAGAGTGCCGGAGATGGCGCCGTCGCTCACGACGATGTCGCTCTGCAAATCAGCGGCCTTCTTGCCCAGCAGGTTGGTCTCATCGGTGATGGCAGCCGCGGAGACAGTGACCTTCTCCTCCAGCAGCTCGATGACCTCGGCGGGAAGGGGCAGGCGGGGCTCGGCTTCCTCGGTGCCGTACAGGATGTCCTCCAGCTTGGCCAGCTTGGCGGGGTCCACCTTGGTGGAGTTGATGATCAGACGGGCCGTGGGCTTGAAGCCGGGCACATCCACAGGGGTGGTGGTGACTTCCCAGCTGGGGTTGATGGGTTCGGGAGAGTCGTTGACGCTCTGGTAGCTGCGCTCAGAGGGAGAGGCCAGGCCGCCGTAGACCAGGTGCAGCTTATAGCCGTGGTCCTGGCCGTCCACGTCGTTGCCCAGCTTGGTGCGGTAGCTCAGGCCAAAGACCTTGCGGCTCTGCTGGCCGGCCAGCACGCCGGGGGCGATCTCCGCGGAGCCGTCGCACTCCTCCCACTCGTCGGGGTAGGTGTAGGCCTCGATGGTCAGGCCGAAGTCCTCGGCGCCCACCAGCACCAGATACTTGATGTTGTCGGCGTAGAGATTGTTGGGCTCCGCGCCGGAGGGGCTCTCATTCACGGCAGTCAGGCCGTTCCAGACGACGCCCTTGTTGTAGACGCCGCCGGCGCCGATGGGATACAGAACGCCGTGGTCGACGCCAGTTTCATAGGTGCGCTCGCCGGTCTTGTCCCATACGAGTTTACTCATGTTGTGGTTCCTCCTTTAATAATACAAAACAAATACGTCATGGTGCAGATTGTCCGCCGTGAAATGCCGGTCATGGGAGCACATGGGCAGCATGGCGAGACGGCGGGGCAGCACGCTGTCCGGGTTCTTGTAGATGGCCGTCACCTGATACCGGTCCAGCAGCCGGTAGGGGGCGTTGCTGGCGTACAGAGCCTCGATGCGGCTGCGCTCATATACGATGCAGTCATACTTCATCTTGAGGTTCTCCGGGGGCTGGAAATAGACGTTTCCGGAGCCCAGGACCTCCTCCAGGACCCGCTGGAGCTCAATCCTCCTGTCCGCCATGGTAAAGCCCTCCGATCGTCAGGGTCAGGCGGGGGTACCCCACCTCCACCTTAGAGATCTTCCACTTTGCCCCCATGAACATCACATAGCGCATCTTGTGGAAGTTTTCTCTGGCGAATGGATCGGCGACGATGCTGATCTCATTCGCGACGTTGATGTCATCGTTGAGCGTCTCCCCAGACTGAAGCTGGCGTGCATTCCGAAGCAGGTCGCCGTAGTACGGATACTCGACGATCCGCTCCTCATGCACGCCAGGAGCTGTTTGGACGGTCTCAGCATAGCCTACCGATCCATAAAATTTCGCCATTTTGAATCCTCCGCTCAGCCGCCTACGCCGGGAGTGACGGGCTCCTCCAGCGCGATGGCGGAGTACACCCGGGTCAGAGCGCCGGAGATGCGGGTCTCGATCAGGAACTTCTGCTGGTTGAAGTCGATGTCGAACTGGTCGAACCGGGTGATCTCGCCGCCCTTGGTGGAACCAACGGTATAGTCGGCCAGGTTGACGAAGATGCCCAGGAGCTTGTGCTGGTTGGTCTCGTCGTCGGTGCGGACCAGGCCCTCGAACTGCTCGGCGGTGTAGAGGTTGCCCACGTTCAGGGCGGCGGCCAGGTCGGTTCTGGAGTTGTAGATGCGGCGGCCGTTCATGTCGCGGGCCAGCAGCATCACGTTGGCCAGATGGGGCGTGCAGAAGAAGTCGGGGGTGCCGGTCCCCTTGTACTTCTCACGGGCGTACAGAGCGCCGGCGACGATGGCCTCGGCATAGATGTAGTTCTCGCCGAAGCTCATGTTGGTCTTGGTGCCCTGGAGCTCGGCCTTGGCCTTCTCGATGTCGATGTCGTAGTGGATGGTATAGAGGTCCTTGTCGTTCCAGATGGAGCGGATGTGGTCCTCAGAGATCTTCATCTCGTCGTCAGACTCCCTGCCGTCGCCGATCATGATGGCGGTGGCGATCTCCTCGTTGAGGTTCTCGCGCATGATGCGGTACTGGTACTCCACCACATCGAAATCGGTGATGTCGATGATGTCGTCCCGGTACAGGGCGTCGGTGCGGTACACGGTCTGGGGGTCGGTGGTCCGGGTGATGGCGGTCATGTTGCCGGAGGCCTTCTTCCGATTGGTCTTCTGATAGCCGTGGGCCCGGACGGTATCCTTGCGGGCGTCGATCTGACGGGTGCGGATACGGCTGATGGGGCTCTTGTGGACCTTCTGCATGACGACGGTGACCCAGCCCTGGTCGCGGGTAACCGCTTCGGGGGCGCCGGGGCGCACGTCCTTGAAGTCGGGGAACAGGGTCTCGATGTCGTCGATGCCATGCTTGAGCTCGTTCTGCTCAGCATAGATCTGCATGGCGGTGCGCAGGCTGCCCACGCTCTTGCTCTTGGCCAGGGCGAGGATGTCCTGCCGGTCGGAGTGGCTCAGAACGGTGTCCTGGGTCTCTTCGGGGTCAAACACATTGTGCTTCATGGTCTTGCTTCCTCCCTTGTTGTTGTCGGTTTTCTTATCGGGGTCATCCTGGTCCTCCTCGGAGGAGTCCAGTTCCTCCATGGCGGCGCCGATCAGAGCGTACATAACGGTCTTCTGCTCCTCCGTCATGCTGTCCACCACGTCCCGGATGGTTTTCCCATCCTCGGGCTTGTCCTTCTTGGGGTCGTCACCGCCGGCGTCCTTCTTGGAGCCGTCCTCTTTGGTCTCCTCTTTTCCGTCCCCCTTCGGCTCCTCCTCCGGGGCCTTGTGGACCAGAGGGGGCTTGTCGGTGGGGGAGAAGAGGGAAATGGGCTCGTAGGCGGACAGGATCAGCTCCTGCTCGCCGCCTTCCCCGTGGGCCATATCCACGAAGTCGATGAAGGCGCCGGGATTGGCTCCGGCCACCACCAGGCTGACCTCGCGGATGTTGCCGTGCATCACGTCCTTGCGGGGCGTTTGCTTCAGGCCGTTGGCGTAGATGGACAGGGACGCGATATCCCCGTGCTGCACCAGCTGCTTGGCCGCCTTGCCGCTCTCCGTCTCGTTGAACGTGCAGTAGGCGTAGACGCCGTCCTGGCGGTTCTCCAGAAGCGCGTGGCCAAGGATGTTGGTGGGTTCGTCGTGCTGGTGGTTCCAAACCAGGGGAACCGTCTTCCCGTCGCAGTCCTGGAATGCGTTGTGGCGGATGGTCCGTCCATCGGCGCAGACAAGATCGTTTCGGGTAGCCCAGCCACTAAAGTCATACTTCAGATCCATTTTGAACATTTCCTCCTTCGGGTGTTATGGGTGGCTGATCGCCCTCCCCTTTCGGGGCGCTAAGGTTGCTGTTCCTGAGCTCGTCCGCCTTGGGGTCCTTCGACGGCTTCATGCCGATCTTCTGCCGGATCTCGTTGGAGGTCATGATCTCGTTGCGGGTCATCTTGTCGGCGATCTCGGCGATGTCGTTGATGGGTACCAGTCGGAAGGGGTCTCGGAAGAACAGGATCGACTGCTTCTGTGACCGAGCAGTTTTGGTGAGGAATTTTCTCCTCATTTCGTCAACAATGGCGGACAGGATGGGTTCGATGGTCCGGTTGTCGTAGTTCAGCTTGGTCCGGTCATCGGCGGTTCCGTCCAGAATCCCCTGCGTGATCCCCAACTGGCTGTAAAGCATACTCGTCAGGTACTCGATCTGGGTCATCAGGTTGTTGTCGATGGGCCGGTTCAGCTGCACCACATGCTCCGTGCCGTCGGTGTAGGCGACGCCGTATTTGGAGCCGGACAGCTGTTCCTCGATATCTCTACGGCGTTTCTCCGCCTGTTGACGTCTCGCTTCCGTCTTGATGACGTAAGGGAGCTGGATAATAAGATTGAGCTTGCCGGAGCCGCTCTGCTCGTCGATCGCGTCCAGAATGTTCAGCTTCCGGACCAGGCGCTGCATGGTGGAGTTGGGCTCGTTCATCACCGCGAAGAACGGGTTCTCCACGATGGCGACGGTGTCCTTGGGCAGGATGATGTCCTGCTTCTCGCCCCGTTCCTCGTTGTAGCAGCGCACCTTGACGTGTTTGGGATACCATTCCAGGATCTTCCCGGCTCTCAGCTTCTCGATTTTGTAGGACCCGTTTTCCGGGTCGATGTCGGTGTCTGTGGGTACGATGGTCACGCACCCCTCGTCCAGCATGGACATGACCACGTCCTGCACAAAGGCCCGCCCTGTCTGGTCCAGGTTGGCCTCCAGGGAGAGGCAGCTGTTCAGGGACGAGTCGATCACCTCCGTAAACCGGCCGTCCTCATCCAGCCGCACATGCTGGATGGATACCTGGGCGGCGTCCAGGGCGATCCGGTTATAAACCGATGTGATGATGGACCGCTCATTGCCCCGGCTGAAGATGGGGCGGTCCGGGCGGTAAGAGGAGCTGGGCCCCAGGGAGTAGCGGTAATCGCGGAACTCGTTGCCTAAAAAAGCGTTCCAGGCGTGTTTCAGCCTGGAACCGAATGACATTTCCATGGTCTATCACCTCCGTTACGACAGAAGGTCGGCGTACATCTTCTTGAGAAGCTCGTCGTTCTGCTTCATCAAGGCCGCGAAGTCGTAAGCCGGAGGGGGCTTTGCCGCGGACGCCTGCTTTGTGGCCGAGGCAACGGTTTTCACCGCCTGCTGGACGCTCCCGCCCGGAGACGGCCCGGCGGTCCGGAGCTGGCTGACCGGCGTTGAGAAGACGGAGGCGCTCTTTTGGATCTGCTCCACGGCGCGCTTCCCCTGCTCCGCCTTTGCGGCAAGGTCCGCGACCTTTTTCGCTCCGTGCCGCTTCACCAGATAGGCGGTGAGAACGATTCCAGCGGCAGCCGCTGCTCCCGCGGCCGCTTTTCCGGCTGTGGACAGCGTTTTTCGCTCGGCTCCATCCTCATCGTCGTATCGTTTCCGGCCCTGCGGCGTCAGGCGTCCGTCCTTCTGCTGAAATCGCCGCACGCACCACTTCATCCCGCGGATACCGTAGTGCTGTAAAACATCTGACAATCGCGGTCACCTCCCTCCTGATTTGATTTTTGACAACCGTTCCGCGTGTGTCATTATTGGGCATAAAAAATCCGCAGACCCGGTTAAGAGTCTGCGGTGCATAGGATGCTGGGTTTGACAGAGGTCATACCACAAATATCATCGGTTCAATGGGCATAGTATGCTCGCAATTTTCGGTTCTCGCTGCTGGCTTTTCCGGCAAGCAAAGCGTTTACAATCGTTCCACCTACCGCAACCCCTGACCCTGCGAGATACGCCACACGCTGATCTTTCATTGTAGTCGACAAAAGCCGGCTTACAACAGTCGATCCGACAATGATACCGGCTTCAGCCAAATAAGTCGTCTGGGTGTTTCCGGTTATGGTCTTGCCACGCTGATAAAGTTTCTTGCCTTCGTCTGCCAGCTTGTCGGTCTTCAGCTTGCCATAGGCATCTTCCATCCGGCGTTTCTCAGTCTTGACGGCCCGATTGGCGTCTTTGACCTGCTGCCGGGTTGCCTGCCCAGACTTATAGGCGCTTTTCGTCTCGGCGGCTTTGGTTTTGGCGCTTTCGTAATCCGCCTCAGCTTTTCGGTAACGCTCCAACCCCTTCTTGGTATAAGAGCCGTCATAGTTCTGATACCGCCGAACACCCCATTTCATGCCCTTGACCCCGTAGTGGGCCAGGCAGTCCTGGGGAGAAGGCTTTTCATAGGGCTTCATGCTGCCCCCCCCCTTTTTTTGTTCTGTTATTCAAATGCCTCGGGATTGTGGCGGAATGCCACATAGGCGTCCATCATGGCCGCCACCGCGTCGATCTTCTGATCCGACCGCTTTTTCAGCAGCTTGCGGTTTCCGTTGGTATCCTCCATGGTGATGCAGTTGCCCATGGAGAAAGTGATCAGCGTCTCATCGAACAGCAGCATCCGCTCTCCGGCCAGCTTCTTCAGCTCGCCCAGGGGGACGGACTCCGTTTTGCTGCCCTGTCGGACGACCTCCACGCCAAAGGGCCCGTTCTCAGAGGTCCATCGCTCCACAAACTCCTTGGCGTTGTACGGGTCATACCCGAAACAGCGCACGTCATAGCCGCAGTTGACGATGTGCTCATCCAGATCGTCGTAGACCTGCATCATGTCCAGAACGGTGCCCTCCATCACGATCAGGCTCCCCTCCTCCATGAACTCCTCGTACTTGACCCGCATGGCCGCGGGCAGCTTATGGAGCGTCAGGGAGGTGATGTAGTTCCGGGTCTTGACTCCGAAGGAGCCGTCCCGCAGGGGAAACAGGAACGTAAAGGAGCAGAAGTCATCGCCCTGGGACAGATCCGCCCCCATGGAGCAAGGCATCTGCCAGAACCGTCTCCTGCGGTGGGGGATCGTCTCCTCATAGGTGAAGTAGTAGGTGTAGCCCTCCATGGGGAGGCCGAACCGCTTTGCCAGCATATCGTTCCGGGTGGCCGGGGCAGATTCCGCCCGGTCCACATCCATCTGATAGGTGTCATAGGTCACGGTCTTTCCCAGATTCGGATTGGCCTTGAGCCACTTGTCCGGGTCGGCAACCTCCTCCACCGAGTCCAGCTTGTACCACCAGATGGAGACGTGCTCCTGCGGAGGCCCGTTGCCTTGCAGAATGTTCATCAGCTCCATTTTGATGGTGTCGCCGGCTCCGTTACGGACGGTGCCCTCCGAGCTGGTGGCAATGATGAGATAGTCGTCCAGCTTGGACGCGCCCTGCTCGATAGCGCCGATCACATCCTCCCGAGCGTCTGCCGAGGACAGCCATTCGTCTACGGTGGCTACCTTGCAGCGCAGCCCCTGGAGCTTGTCCACCGACATGGGGCGAACCTCGATGAGAGAACCCGAGATGAAATTCTCGATACCCTTCTTGGTGGAGGCCAGCTTCACCCGGTTTGCCTTGGCGCCGGTGGTGTTCTGGAGGGAGCCCTCCGTCATGAACTGAAACACCGGCCCTCTTGCCCGGGTGATGGCGGTCTTGATGGGGTTGATGATCTCCTCCGCCTGCTTCATGGTCGGAGCGGTGGTGATCTGATGGGTGGTAGAGCCGTCCACCACGCAGAAATAGGCCTGCATACAGGAGTCGTAGAGCGACTTTGCCGCGCCTCTCCCCACGATGAGATACTGCTTCTTGGTCAGCCGCTGTTTCATCCGCTTGGTCACATAGCGCCCTCCCCGTCCATCCGGATTGGGCACGTAGACCGACCGGTCGACGAAGTAGTACCATCCGAACACCTGCTCGCCCCAGAGCTTGAAACTGTCCAGCAGATGCAGATCGGAGCCGTCGGTCAGTGTCAGCTCGTTCTCACAGAATTCGATCCACCCCTCGACGGCCTTGTCGTCATAGTAATAGCTCGGACTGTCAATCAGCTGGTCGATCCGGTACATCTCCATGGCGACTTCCTTGCAGACCGGAATATCGCCCCGGATGACCGCGTCCCGGAACGCGCCGTAATAACGGGGAACGGCCGTGTTGGATAACATTCACACACCAGCCTCCCTCACAGCCCCAGAACTTTTCTGCCCACCAGGACCAGTGCGGAGAATTTCTGCTCCGTCAGCGTCGTGCGGTAGGTTTCCTTTGGGATGACCTGCTCCATATCAAATACGATAACGGGAGATTTGGCCTTGAATCCGCCATAGATCGCGTCATTGGTGTCCAGAACGGCGCCGTATCCTGCCTCTTTGCAGGCGTTGAAGAATTTGGTACGCTGGGTATGGACGTCCTTCCCCTTTCGGCTGTCGCCATTCCCGTCATACGGGATGACATAGTTGAACATCCGGTAGACGGTCTGGAGATCGTCGGCGGACGGCGTATAATCCGGGTCTTTCATCTTCTGCAAGACGAAGGCCGCTTCCCGGTACCCCTTGAACTTGTACTTGTCGCTGACGAAGTAGCTCTGCATCCGCTCACGGTCGGTAACGAAATTGTAGAAATCCCGGTCCTTCCGATACAAGTCCATAAAGACCTTGGCTCCGGAATCCTCGCTGGCGACCGTCAGGTCTGTCTTGAGGGAATTGTCGATCCGGTATTTCATGAAATTGCCCGTCCCGATCAGCTTGCCGTTCTCATCATAGACCGGCTGAGGGATGGGGCGGTTGAACAGAGCGTTGTACTGATGCTTGTCCAGCGTATGGTGGGTCGCATAGAACATATCCGCGCCCTTCGTCCGGTCCTTATCATAGGACAGGGTGCTCAGGGTCGTCTTGTCGGCTTTCAGCACTTCGTCAAAGTGCTTTTTGTTATAGATGCTGTTGCCGCTCTTCCGTTTGTTCTTGATGGCCTTCCGCTGGGCCGGCGTATAGTCTCCGCCCTTTAAGGGGTACGGCGGGCCGTTGCGCACCCCCCACTTCTGCTTCAGGATGCCGTGGTGTTGCAGTTCCATGCCACCTCACCTCAGCCCTTCAGTTCCTTGATGGCAAGCGCGATGGACAGCGAGGTGCCGGCGATGCCGAGCAGCCCTCCCGCAACCTCCAGCGTGTCCCGCAGCGCCTGCCTTCCCTTGGATACCTGCGCCGGGGGAGTCTCCGCAAAAAGCTGGTTATACTGCCGTTCCAGCAGCTCCCGGTTGATTTTGTCCCGCATATCCTTATCGCTCATCTTGGACAGATCCATCCGCTTTGGGGCCTGCTTCGGCGCGGTGGTACTCTGCTCCAGCTTTCGCATCTCTTTGACCAGATTGTCGGTGGCGTCCACCGTTTTCTTGGTCCGTTCCAGATCCTCCTTGGCCCAGCGCTTTGGGTCCGGGTTGGACAGGTCGATGCGGTTCTCCTTCTTCTTGGCCGCATTCTCCCGCTTATCCCGGTCATAGCGCGCCTGGCCTTTGGCGGTCAGGGTCCCGTCCTTGTTCTGGTAGCGGCGAACGCCCCACTTCATGCCCTTTACGCCGTAGTGGGCAAGAACATTAGCATCCATTTTGAATTTCCTCCTTCCCACTGGGATTTTCTATCGGGTCCGCGGCCACATAGAGCCGCCACTCAAACTCGCTGATCTGCCGGTTCATGGCCTCCATGGCGGCAGAACTGACTGGCGGGTCGAAGAGAAGTCGGACCTTCAGATAGACATAAGAGCGCACCATGGGGAAGACGCTTTGCTCCATCGGCAGAAACTCTCCCCACGTCTCGTCTTTCCCGGAGATGGAGAAACCGTTCTTCGGCCCGACGCCCATTTGCGTCAGGATCGAAAGCACACTGTTGATGTGCATGACAATGTCGGCGTCAAAGTGCGTATAATTCTCGTCGATGCCCAACAGTTTCTTGATGGATATCAGGATGCTTTCGGTTGTCTCCATATCTGCCTCCTCACTTCCGCAGGGCGATGAACTTCTTCATGCAAAAGCCGCTCGTACCGTTGGGAAGAGCCACGCGGTAAAACTCACCGCTGCCATTCTCATCCTGGACAGCCACCTCGGTCAGAGCCGTAATAACGGCTGCTATGTCCGCCTTCAGGCTGGGGGCCTTTCGGACATTCAGCCTTTGGCAGTTCACCGCGACTCCGGTAAGCCCAAATGTCGGAGCAGCCTCCTTTTCCGGCAGCCCCGTTTTGGAAGGGTTGTCCCGCATATCGCATTCCTCCTTATTCTTGATTATTCCGTTTCTACTTTTTCCAGGGGCAGGTGTCGTTGGGCTTCCGCTCAACCGGCTCTGCCATCAGCAGATGCTCGTCCCCATAGTGGATGGCCTGGTGCGTCTCGTGGATCGTGGTGATGAGGTACTCCGGGTCCAGGATCATATCCAGCCGTTCCCGGATGTCCTCGGGACGGATCGGGTTCATGTGGTGGATGATGGGCCGGCGGAAGATCTCCCGTCCGGCGATGCCCAAATCGCACCCGCAGTCTCTTGCGATCACGATATCCCGTACCCGCCGCCACTCCGGGGAGCGGTAAAAGAACTGGTTCATATACCGGTCAAAGCCAAACGTCTCTTCCCCGACTACGCCGTCCAGTTTGAGATAACGGTACCGCTCCTGGAATGTGGGGAGGAGGATCAGCTCGGAATAGCATTTAATACTCATCCTCGTCTTCCTCCTGTCCGCTGTACCGCTTGAACGCGGCCATGGCCTTCTCGTAAAGCTCGTCCATCCGTACGCCGGATTTGTATGCCTCGGTCTTGGCCTGGACCAGCTCTACCTCTTTGGCCAGCCGTTCATTCTCCAGGCGGGCTCTGGTAGTTCCCAGCTTCAGGATGGTGGTGACCTCCTGGGAGGAAGCCGTCCCCTCCAGAAGCCGGCGCTCGATCAGATCCACCGCAAGATTGATCAGCTGGTTCTCTCTTCCCTCCGGTGTCAAGGCGGCGCGTCGCCGTTTTCCCCCATCTCCGGTTGGTTTGGTTGCTTTTGCCACGCTTGACACCTCCTCTCGCTTAGATTTGTGATAGTTGCGTTGGCTTATGGAACAGTTTGAAATGACATTTGAAGAAGCCCGCATGAGCAGGGCGCCGATGAGTGGAGAAAAATTCATAGCAGTGGAGGTAATGCACTGCGTACCAATGAGGAAAGGAGGCCTCGCATGGACGAAAAAGAGTTCTCACCGGCTGACGCCAACCCTGTGGGCTTGTTCAAATGCCACCCCGAACCGAAACCATTTTCCAAAAATATCCCCCGGAGAATTTTTTGAGACCAGCGCGATGCAGAAGGGGTGCCATTTGGGCTGACCCCCCTATACCTCTTTTAACGGATATACCTGCTTACACACCCATTTGAAAAGGTAATTCTGCCTTAAAATGACAAAAAGAAACGCACCATCGCAAGACAGTGCGTTTCTTCTTAGGATGCTTGACCAGGTTACCGTCATGCGGTCGCCATGGGTTCGGGTTTCACGGTCTTCTTGACCTTTTTATAGATACCCAGGGGGTCGTACTTGATAATGTCGTCGATAGCCCGTTCAACTTCTGCCCAGTTCTCCTGCTCAGAGAGCTGATCGGAAGTACGGGCGATACGCGCTAAGAAGGCGCTGGAATGATAGCCTTTGGCTTCATCATACCGATACCACGCCTCGAACTCTGTAAAAGGGTCATAGGGGTTATCGGTTGTTGTCAGCATACACTTTTCCATTCGCTCTCACTTCCTTTCCTACTCATTGAGATACTTGGAAACAGCAGAAGGCGAAATGCCCAAAGCATCGGCAATTTCTGCATTGGTGCTTCCGGAATTGGCCATTGCTTTAATGCGATTGATGCGAGCTGCGGAAAGCTGAGTTGTGGTTCTCGGCGTTGCCCGGGCTCTAACATCATCCGGATCTGCATAACGAAGGATCTCTTTCAGTGTTGTGTCCGAAATTGCGCCGGCTTGGATCGCTTCCCATTCTCCATCAGAGATGGTAATGCGAGTTCCTTTTCCGTTTGCTCCCGTAGAAACACGAGCATCACTGATAGCAGAGCGACGAATCTTAGAGATTTCGTCTTTGTCGGTGATGTTGTTTGCCTGAACCTTTGCATTCACCTGAGCATTAGCAATGCGCTGGGCCTCACGTTCACGAGGAGCATTGAGGCGGGCAGTCTTCAAAGCCGAGGTCAGTCTTTCGACTTCAGGAGCATAGGTTTTTGCCGCACTTGCGTTTCGCATCAGCGTTGGAGTGGATAGATACTCAAGACGCGCCCGATTGGCTAACGCCTTCATTCGGTTGGCGTAGTCTGCATAGGCATCCTCCTGAACGGTTCCGGATGACAGGGTACGAACATCGTCTACCTTTTCAAGCAACTTAATTTTTGTCGTGGCTTGAACAGTTTTTCCCGTTTTGGGATCGATGTAGGTTCGGCCAGACTCCTTATAGCTGACTTTACCAGTCTCCCTGTCGATGCGGCCGCTTCCTTGACGCTCCGGAACATCGACGGTCTGTTTGCGGCGGGAGAGGAGGGTGGAGGCACCGCCCCGTTCCTTACCAGTTTCAGGATCTACATACCCCTGCCACCGTTTTCGGAGGGTGGGGATGTCATTCTCAATCTCAGACCGCTTGTAATCCAGTTTGTGTTTGGCGGCGTCGATGACTACCATGCTGTGCTTGACGGCACGGGTGATTTCTTCTACGGGGGCCCCTTTTAGGGTCATATCCGTGATGAGGTTGGATATCTGCCCCATCTCTCTTTGAGTGGCTTCTTTTGACAGAAGCCGCACCCCCGTCTTCCCCTCGGTGGAGTATTCGGTTTTTGGATCGAAATCTTTCAAACCTGCCAAGGCCGGCGTAGATTTAACCGACACTTTACCCCCTACGGGGATGACGACCACTTGGTCACCGTCAAAGTCAGCTCCGGAGAGCCGCTCTGCCACTTTGGGATTGATACCAACGGCGTCTCGAATATTCTTGCCAAGAATAGAAATTGCCGACTTGTTTCGGTTGTTCACCGTAAGCTCGGGAATCTCAAAGGTGCCGCCATGAGGATAGCGAATCAGAACAACTTTCTCGCCATCCCGATAGTTGGGGGCGTAAATCTCAGTCTCCTTCATCGCTGTGATGGGGAGAATAACCTGAGTGCTTTGTCGAGGGAGCGCCGCCGCTTTCAAATGAACAACGGCAGAATCGCACTCGTCAGCAAAGTCCATCAACAGCTTTCGCTTGATGGTAGGGTTGTTCAGGGAACAAATTTCAGCGAACTCGTCTGCCGCATCGGCATACGTCAAATCAAGCTGTTTCTGGATCAGCTTGATAGGCTGCTTGGAAAGAAACTGGGATGAGAGATTCTTGCTCATCCGATCCCAATCTCCTTCCTCTTTCAGCTTGTTAATGGCCGAAAGAGACTTTTTCTCACCAGTAATCGGGTCAGTGTACTTGCCATCAGGGTCAGGGTAGTAACTCTGCCCATTGGCTTTGATGAAGGCTCCGAACGGATTATCCGGGTCAGCCTGGATTTTCTTCAGAACATCCATCTTTGGCGTGCCAGAATGTTTGTTCGTATTGAAGACGATGTCGCATCCATCTGGCATATCATCAGAGTACATGGCCATTCCTTTGAGATAGTGGGTGCCGTCCACAAGAATACGAACCTGAGCATAATGGGAATCGCCCAAGTCAAGATCTGCAACTCCACGGCGAAGTTCGATGACACCGTCTTTGGAGATGCCGCCCTCATCGCCATAGCGAATCTTCACGCGGTCAGAATCAATACTGGCCGGATATTCCCGCTTATCCCAAGACGCACCTCCATCGGTAGAATGAAAGTCGCCCACAGACTTGATAATATCAATGTTCTGGTAGGCGTCTCTCTGCTCGATGCCAGGAAGCGAAATGACAGGGGTAATAGTGCGTTTCTTGGGGTCGTTTACCTGGGGGACGCCAACGCCATATCGGTTGTATCCCTCAGTCTCCAGAATGAACAACGCCTCTTGAAGAACGCCTTTAGAAACGCCGAGCTGCTGCTCAACGCCTTCGCCGACATCTAACGCGCCTTTGACTGCCAGCTCCTGTTTCAGAGCTTCGGCGGTTGCCAGCGCTTTGTTTTTGTTGGACGCAGTATTCTCATTGAGCAAGGCTCGGACAGAGGAGTCGTTGTTAAACCCCATGATTTTGGCGATCTCATCCAACGTCTTACCATCTTCTCGAAGCGACTTCGCGCGTTCTGCCTGCAAAGCCCGGCGCTCATGCTTGGCTACTCGGACCTGCATACGAAGATCGGTGGTGGACATCTTCAGTTCATCAGCGATTTCCTTTTGGCTTTTTCCAAGCGCTTCAAGTTCTTCTACTCTGGCAAGAAAATCGCCGCCATGCTGATAGGGGTTTTCGCCGGAACCCCAGGGATAGCGCCCAGAGCGCCGCTTGACGCCATAATGCATCAAAATATCATCCGCAATAGGGTTCATGGCTTACTCCTCCTCTTTGATACTGTTGATAATCCGGTCGAATGTAATGATCCGGTCCATGATCGGTAAAATATCTTCGATCGTCGGCTTATGGTAAAGAATTCCGTCATTCTGATAGATACGAAGCTCCATCTGAATATCATTCGGATGGTAGTCATACTCCAGACAAAAGAGCGCCGCATAGATCATCAGCTGCTCCATGTGAGTTGGCGCTTCACCGGTTTTCAAATCGTGAATACGGAGCATGTCGCCTCTAAACGAAATTGCATCAGCAGTACCAAAGCAATTCGGAGAATAGTAAAGAATCTGCTCCGGCGTCATCTTATAGCCGATGGCGTCATTGACATACATGTTCAGAGTCTTTTGAGACTTGGGAAGCCGCTGGCCCAATTTAATACACTGAGCCGCAAAGGAATGAAGAGTAGTTCCTCGCTGAGCCGCCCGGTACTTGACATAAGCGTCGGCCAATTTATCCTCTGTGTAATTGATCCAATGATAGCCGCTGGCGCTGAGAAAAGCGTGCTGCCCCTCAAGGTTGGAATGCTTTGCGAAGTTCATCCAACACTTCCTCCTTGTTCTCTGGAGAGATGAATCTTGAGAATGACATCTCGTTCATCTTCTCAACGTAATATTCTTGGTTCGGCTGTCTTTTGGCTTTTACAGATCTCTTACACTCAAGGGAGGCCCATTTCTTTCCATAAAGAATGAGCAGGTCTGGAATCCCCTGGCGTTGATCCATCTTGAATATCATGCAGCCGGGGAAGAACTCTTTCAGAATAGCGATGAGCCGATCCTGAAAGCCGCTTTCCAATCTTGCGCTTCTGGCCATGAAACGGCCTCCTTTCCGATAAAAATGATAGAAAGAATGGAATGTGTGCGACATATTCCATCTTCTCTCCATAAAAGAGTCTGTTTTTTTCGCGGAAGCCAATTTTTGCCGAAAATATCAATTTGGGACAAAAAGAAAAGAGCCGCTGTCGAAGCGGCTCCAATCTTATTCAATCGTGAATCCAATTTTTCGTTTTGGCTTTTCGTTCTTCTCTGCAATTTTCTCGACTTTGGGTTTGCCAAACGATTGCCAGATCGTGGCGCCGGCAGCAGTTCCAATCGCCGCCACCATCGACGTGGTAAATGTCATCAATAACTGTGTCGAGTTTTTCACATAGATTTTCACATTATCGCCTCCCATAAAGGCGACTGCATTTTCAGCGGAAATGAAAAGAGCCGAGACACCAACAGGCGCCCCGGCTAATCGGAAAATATCAATGTCTGTTTCATCAGCTGTTGTTTCGCAGATACCGGATCAGAATCCAGATCAGCCATAAACCTCCTGTGCAAAGCGTAAGGATAACGTCCAGAATCAGACCACCCGTACTGCGCTTCTTTCCACTATTCCTGCTCATTGGTTTTCTCCTTTCCAAGTTCTTTCTTTTTATCACGGTGGATCATTTTTTCGACGCCGGCTTTTGCTTTGGCGGCGGTGTCACCCGCAACTGCTTTAGCACGCTCCATCTGTTCAGCACGCTTAACTGCGCGCTCCTGCTTCAAAGCGACCTTCTCCTGCTCAGCCTCTTCAAATATCCGCCGGCTCTCGTCGATGACTTCTTTGGTTACATACTGAACAATGATCGTGTCGCCCGGCTTCAACTTCGAGTTTGGTTTTCGGTCAGAGCCAACTACCTGAAGTTCAAAGCAGTCTTTATATTTGACGCACGCATCTCGAAGACGAACCTCAATAGGCAGTGCTTTTAGCCCCCGACTTTCCAAAAGCTCTTTGGCTTCATCCAGTTTTAGAGGGAACTTCTTGGAACAAAGCTCAGGCATAAATATCAATTCTTCAGAAGGGCCAAGTTCTTCTTTTTTGGGAATCCGATCAATAAGCTCGACGGCAAGTGGAGTCACGGCACCGACAATTCCGGCGACAAGACCAAGTGTGCCTCCGATGTTGCCGTTCGGTTTCTTTAATTTGCCCACCGACCATACCTCCTTTGAGCATAATAAAAGAGTGCGCCCCAATGAAGAGACGCACCCTTGCAAAAAGCGTATCTCTCCATTGTTGCCACACAATCCCATCCACCCACTAAGGGTATAACGAGTAAGAGAGAAAACACTTGTTGCCAAGTATCTTCCCTTAGTATGGTGTGATGGGGGGTCGTTTAATTGTGTGGCATAGTCAGTATAGCATATCTCCGTCCGTATTGGAAGAGAAACTTCAAGTTCCTACGCTAAGGTTGATTTTTGCCAAAAATGCCTCAAAAAGTGCCTTGCTGGCCAGTTGGCCACTTTTTTCTTCACTTATATATAAAATTAGTATTTTTTTATCACATTAAATGAAAGAAAAAAGTGGGAAAGTGGCCAGAAAACCCGCAAACCCTTGTGCCGCAAGGGTTTCAGCCTGGCCACTTTTGAAATAAAAGTGGGCAAAAAGTGGGCAAATGGCCAGTTTTTTGGCCAAAATTGCTCTTCGTTCCCCGTTTCAGCCTCTAAAAACTGACCAAAAAGTGGGCAGATGGCCAGTTTTCTGGACAAAAGTGGCCAGCAAAATGACCATTTTTCAGACCTGCTACTACTTGAAATAGTAGCAGGTCCGGGTACAAAACGGCCAAAATTCTATCTTAGATTAGAGTAATTTCTATCCTAAGTTAGCCTTCTGACCGTCCGTACCCGGCCGCCAAGGGCGCCCCATAACTGCAAAACTACCTCTATCTCAGCTCCAAAGAACTGCACAGAGGTCAAATTTCATTAAAATATCCTCCGCTGGTAAGGCCGATTTCGAGGTACAGGCGGGGTATAACGGTAGTAGAGAATGTCTTTCCTGCACCGTCTCTGAAGCGCCATGCCATACTTCTTCGGTGGCATCCCGTTGCGTTTAGGCCAGAGTTCGTCGCTCTTTCCCAGGCTGCGAAACATATCCTCAAGCGCCTGACCAAAGGCATTCCAGGCATCTGCAATCCTCTGAATGACCTCCAGAGCCTCTTCCTTGGTCACCTATTATCACCTCTCAAATATTCTTTCGGGATTTGGAAAAGCCTGCTTATCTGGTCGAACGCGTCATCGATCTTGACAGCCTGGTCCGCCCGAATTTCGATAGTTGGCTCCGGTAACGGCAAATATCCAAGCGCCTCCATCCGCTTATGATCACAGGTGGATACATAAGGACATGCCCTACACTTCGCCGCAAGTCTGGATAGGGCCAAATCTCATCACCTCCAAACTCTGCCGGTCTGCTTATCCACCAGCACGATGCGCCCTTCGATCTCGAACCCGGACAATTCGCAAATATCAAAGAGCGCATACAGCAGTTTGTGGAAACGGGCTTCCTCATCCGCAATGTGTTTCAGCGCCTTATAAGCCGTCGGATCGGAATAGCCCTCTGCGTTTTTCTTATCGATGCCGGACAAACACTATCACCTCGATCCTTCATGAATTTATAAAGTGTTCTAACGCACACGTCGCTAAGAAAATACTTTTCTTGCAATTTAGGGATGAACCAATCCGGAACGGGTTTTCTACCGCATTCGATAGCCGAAAGTTCCGCTGATGAAATATCAAGTGTCTTTGCCATATCATAAAGCAATAAACCTCTGGCCAAGCGGACACCACGCACCGATTTTCCAAAAGCGTCCAATCCCATATATCAATCCCCATTCGGGTCTTCCCAGAGGGTCAGCACTCCGGTGCTCATCGTTTGACGCAGGTCGATCAGTCTCTGATTTGATGACCCGCAAAACTTTAAGCGGAGATCTTTTTTCGCCTCTACGAAAGGGCCGTCTACCAAAATATCAATCTTGTTCAGCAACGACAATGTGGCGATGCCATCCGCTCCGGATCTTCTGAGCAGCTCTTCCAAGGTAAAACCGCTGTACGCCCAAATCGTCTTTTGGGGGAATCGCTTATGCACCTCGTCCACAAAAGGAAGAAGCGCCTTTTGATTTTCCGGTTCAAATGGCTCCCCGCCCAAAAGCGTCAGTCCTTCAATATACCAGGGGGCCAACATGGAGAATATCAATTCCTCCGTACCCTTGGTAAAAGGCTCGCCATGCGAAAAATCCCAGGTCTCGGGCTGAAAACAGCCGGGACAGTGGTGAGTACAGCCAGACACAAACAGCGAAACACGGGCGCCTGGTCCGTTCGCAATGTCACAGTTTTTGATCGCAGAGTAATTCATGCTCTAGTCACCTCACAGATGCATCACTCGTTCGCGAATCTCCTGTGTGCGTCCCTGATTCCAGAACTGAGTTCCGATGTAGCCGCAGGTTCGGCGGGCAACATTCATTTTGCTCTGGTCCATGTTGCCGCACTGAGGGCACCGCCACACCAGCTTGCCGTTTTCCTCCACGATTTCAATTTCGCCATCCCAGCCGCAGACTTGACAGTAGTCGCTCTTGGTGTTCAGCTCCGCATAGATGATATTCTCGTAGATGAACTGAATCACACGGAGAACGGCGGTCAGGTTGTTCTGCATGTTGGGAACCTCGACATAGCTGATAGCGCCGCCGGGAGAAAGGGCCTGGAACTCGGACTCGAACTGAAGCTTGTCAAAAGCGTTGATTTCCTCCGTCACATGGACATGGTAGCTATTGGTGATGTAGTTCTTATCGGTCACACCAGGAATGATACCGAACCGCCGCTGAAGCGACTTGGCAAATTTGTAGGTCGTAGACTCCAGAGGTGTGCCATACAGGCTAAAGTCGATATTGCTCTCCGCTTTCCAGGCCTTGCAGGCGTCGTTGAGCCGCGTCATAACCTCCAGCGCAAAGGGTCTGGCCTCCGGATCGGTATGACTCTTTCCAGTCATATACTTGACACACTCGTGAAGGCCGGCGTAGCCAAGGGAGATCGTGGAATATCCATTGAACAGGAGTTTGTCAATGACCTCGCCTTTCTTCAGTCGTGCCAAAGCGCCATGCTGCCACAGAATCGGAGAGACGTCCGAAACCGTTCCTTTCAGCCGTTCATGCCGGCACATCAACGCGCGATGACACAGTTCCAGTCTCTCGCCAAGGATACTCCAGAACTTGTCTTTGTCGCCGCCGGAAGAGAGCGCCACATCCGGGAGATTGATGGTGACAACGCCCTGGTTGAAGCGCCCATAGTATTTGTGCTGACCGGGGACATAGTTTTTCGCATTTGCGATATTCCCTACACCGGCATCGGTGAATCGGTCAGGTGTCAGGAAAGAGCGACAACCCATGCAGGTGTATACATCGCCCTTCAGCTCCAGCATCTTCTTCTCAGAAATATAATCCGGAACCATGCGCCGAGCCGTACACTTAGCGGCTAGCTGGGTCAGATACCAGTAAGGCGTATCCTCCCAGACATTGTCCTCCTCCAGGACATAGATGAGTTTGGGGAATGCGGGAGTGATCCAGACTCCGCTCTCATTCTTGACGCCCTTATAGCGCTGAAGCAGCGTCTCCTCGATGATGAGTGCCAGGTCATGCTTCTCCTGCTCATTGCGGGCCTCGTTTAGATACATATAAACGGTAACAAAGGGCGTTTGACCATTCGTAGTCAGCAGGGTCAGGATTTGATACTGGATGGTCTGCACACCGTTGCGGATTTCCTCACGCAGCTGCTTTTCCGTCAGAATATCAATCTGCTCCTTCGTAATGGCCACCCCAGTGTCCTCCGCATCCAAAGTGAGCTTTTTACGAATCTCTTTCCGGCTGATATCGACGAAAGGCGCCAGATGGGTCAGAGAGATAGACTGACCGCCATACTGATTGGACGCCACCTGGGCAATGATCTGCGTAGCGATGTTGCAGGCGGTAGAGAAACGGTGCGGCTTCTCAATCATGGTTCCGCTGATGACCGTGCCATTTTGGAGCATGTCTTCCAGGTTGACCAGATCGCAGTTGTGCATGTGCTGAGCAAAGTAATCGGAATCGTGGAAGTGAATGATGCCCTCTTTATGGGCCTCGACAATGTCTTGGGGAAGAAGCAGACGCTCTGTAATATCCCGGGACACTTCTCCGGCCATATAATCTCGCTGAGTGGAGTTCACAATGGGGTTTTTGTTGGAGTTTTCCTGCTTAACCTCTTCATTGCTGCACTCAATCAGGCTGATGATTTTCTCATCCGTGGTATTGGACTGACGGACAAGAGACCGGGTGTAGCGGTAGGTGATGTAATTCTTCGCTACATCGAAAGCGCCCTGGGCCATGATCTGGTGCTCTACGAGATCCTGAACTTCCTCAACCGATGCGGCGCGGCCCATTCCTTCACAAATCTTGGTCACCGCACCAGTGATTTCCTTAATCTGCGCTTCTGTCATCCGATTAGCCTCGCTGACGCTTTGGTTCGCCTTTGACACCGCGTTTTCAATCTTTTGCGGGTCAAATTCGACCTCAACGCCGCTCCGTTTGATGATGGTCATGTTACAACACTCCATTCTGAAATATAATTTTGCTGGGGTAAAAACAAAAGCGGCGGCACCCCCGAAAGGATACCGCCGTTCATGTTCCTGATAGTTTACCGGACCGCCCCGGTGTTCTGCTGGAAATGCCGGCACTTCAACTCCACCGGCTCGATCCAGGGAATATCACGGAGCCGAATGGACCGGATAGAGTTATCGTCCTTTGTGGGAAGATGGACGCTAACTTCGTCCACAGAATGCTGGGCCGCCAGATACTCCTCCTTATACTGGCACACATCCCGATGGCTGCATCTGGTGCAGCAGGTTTCTTTTACTCCGAACATACGAACCATCTCCTTATAATTTTCATCCAGCGTTGCGGCCTCAACATTCAGTTGGTGCAGTATCATTTGCAGCTCGTCAACCAGATAAGTTTTGTCATGGCCTTCGCGCTGGCGGACGAGGCCTCGAATCCAATCGGCGACAGTAATGGGAGGCGGAATCTGCAATCTGAGATCGCGAGCCATACAGTCGATATACCTCGCCATCTCGCAGGTTGGTGCCACAATGACAGCACCGGTTTTTGCGGATTGCTGAATTAGAAATACAGTTTTACCTGTCTGTCTCCCGGCGATGTAGACTGTCATGGTGTTTTTTCCTCCTTTTGAGCTTGGCGACGTGCCTGTTTAAGTGCCAGTTCCATAGCGTCGCCGCCTATGTCATCGTCCTTATGCGGCTTTTTCTTTTTCGCTTCGCACTTAACCAAAGCTGCGTCGTAATCATAGCCGATCCCAGCTTGATACTTTTTCGCAATGGCGCGAAACTTTTCAGCATGATATTCATAAGTGGCACGATGGAACCCTTCCAACCCCCACTCATCACAGGCCAATTCCAGCAGTCTGGCATAATCCATCAGAGCATTGACGATTTTATAAATATCGCCATAGCAGGTTTTGATTTCGCGTTCACCATCTGCATCATGAAGGTGAAGGGTTACCTTTTCCAGTTCTATGGGCCTGGAAATAATCGGCTCAAATCGTTCCCGTGGACTGAGTTTTCTCTCAGTGGTTTCAGAATTTGGTGCTTGAGGTTGGGGGACTTTTTGCACAGGAGAAGAGGGGTAGGGAGGCTTCCATGACTTAGGTGACGATTTCCCAAATAGTTTCTTGGTAAACTTCTCCTTCATAGCTCGGTCTTTCTCCTTTTTCAAATATCAATGTGAACTACTCCTCGGCAGACTCAACGATAGTCACGGTGCCCTCAAAGACTCCGAACTCGGATGATTGTTGGAAAGTATGTGTTTCCGGCTCCTCCCCATCTTGCATCGGCCGAGTGAGATACCACAAAGAATCATCTTTCCAAGTGATCATCTCCAGTTTTTGCCCGGGTTCCAGTTCCAAAGTCATATCGCCGCCAAAGGAGCGAGCAACACCTTGATCACACCCAGTCAGCAGGCATAGTAACAAAATAGTGGACAAGAGCACGCCGACATAAATGCGTTTCATGCTTTTTTTTCTCCTTTTCCGCAAATATCAAGGTTCAATTTTAGCAATGGACTCCACAAAGCAGTTGTAATAGGTATAGCGCTTTCCTTCATAGTCAAAGAGCACATAACCGCCATCGTTACCCTCAATATCAATTTTTCCTGTGTACTGCGCGATGATTTCTCCATCGGCCGTGTAGATCGTTACCGTCCGTTCGAGTCCATTGTCCAAATCACTTTTCTGGTCCGTCAAAGCCCGCTGGCCAGACGCTGTGTTCTGGAAGTACCAACGCATACCGAAGAACAGGCCCATGATCAGCAGAATGGCGACCCCCACACTGACGATTTTCCCGGGGATGTTCTCGATCAACACCGCGCCTCCGATGCCGGCACACAAAATAAGAATTGCGAAAAGGGCAAACGCAACCCAACCACCAATTGTCATACTTTTTCTCCTCTCAAATATCAAAGGACCTCCGTAAGAATCCGGAAGTCCTTAAACATGCTATCTTCCAAAGTTACCTCAACTGGCTTTCCCACCAGCTCGGAAACATAGTTCACCTTTGCGTCTTTGAGGATTTTTGCCAAATGGTCAAGGGATTCCGCAAGATTGCTGTGGCGAGTCCCAATTTCCCAAAAGCAATCGGGCGACATATTTACAGTGTATTTGCCGCCATCCATAACGCTGCTGCCAGACATTGAGAAACCGAGTTGGAGGCCCAGTTGAAATGGATAGTCTCTCATACTGCCGAATTCAGCGAAGTCGATTTTTCCCAGTCTTTTCTCAAGCATTTTTGTTCTCCTCTCCAACAAGTTTCCGATAGAGCTCCATAGCCTTCGCCCCCTGAAATGCGTTGACAATTTTAACCTGATCACCGGGCGCTTTCCTGCCAATGATCAGCACCGCAACGTCCGTACCATGGGAATTGTCAAAACTGACAAGCAGAGTATCAGGATTATTCAAAGGACCCACCTCACAAAATCGAAAAGTAGTTTGATAAGAAACAGCAGCCCGAGGATAGCCAAAGCCCCAACGGTATTGAACAGGAAATGCAAAATATTATCCCAATCATCCCATCCGCGTTTCATTTCTTATCCACCCGCTTTGCCTTTCTCTCCTCGTACTCGGCCTTCTCAATGGGAACCATTTTGCCGCCATCTTCTTTGAAGTAGCGGTTCAGTTCGATCCGCTTGTCGTCAGGTGTGAGAATATAAAGGTAGGCGATGGTATCGAAGTCGCCGTTCTTAGGGTCTACCAGGAATTCCTCTGAGTAGACGCGGTACTTCTTGGTAGAGGGCAGATAAGGCATGGTGATAGGGAAGAGCTTGTCAATGAGACGGGTCATCAGGCCGTTCGTAAACGCCGCATCAGGGGAGTTAATATTGACGCCATAGACCCGCTCGACATCCGAATAGGTAATAGTACCATTTTCATTCACTTTCTTGAACAGGGAAGACATACGGGCGCACTGGTAATCCCGATGCCCTGCTTTCAGGTCGCCATCAGAGGTGATGTCGTTCCAAATATCTTCCGTGTCCTCAATGGGAGTCAGGCACTTACCATCGATCAGGCGGTTGAGGATGCTCTTGGTGATCTGGATGCTGAACCCGGAGTGCCCATCCTGCATCAGACTACGATAGGCCCGCAGTGCGCTCTCATAGCAGGCCACACCATAGTCCCAGTCATCCGTCCCCTCCGAGGCATCCCGCTCACTCTGGCAGGCAAGGGCGACCTCCCGAGCCGCCCAGTCGTCTTCCTCCTCGGCCATATAGACCGCCCGGTCATCCCAATACTCATTGGCGAATATCTTTCTGGTATCGCCGCCAAAGGCCTCGATGATCTCCGGCAGGTTCGCATTGACCGCGTCCAGATGGATGCCCTGCTCTTCACAGAACTTCACCGCATCATCCAGAGGCTTATCCCGCCGGTTCGTCCAGAGAATAACCTTGGCGCCATTGGCCTGCTCCTGCTTGAGCCGGGAAATAGTCTTATTGATGGGGTCGCCGACCTCGGGGAACTTGTTCGTGGCCAGGCAGCCATCGAAGTCCACCGCGATGATCTTCGGCCGGGTCTCCTTGTTTTCCGTAGTCTCAACTGCTTTTACATTCATCTCATTCATGTGTTTTTCTCCTTTCAAAATATCAATCAATAATAGTGAGTTCGCTGAGCGAAACTGTTGCCAGTGTGCCGTCCGGTCGCTTGATAACCGCCTTGTTTGCGAAGAGCCCAACGCCAAGCTGCAAAATATCGACCTCTTCACGTCGCAATCGCTCACACTCGGCACAGCTTTCAGGGGTTATCCAATCCATGTCGATGCAAGGGGTACAACTAACTGGTCTTTTATAAATCCCTTTCATGCCGCTCCTTTCCAGAAAATATAAATGCCCCGAACTGCTGTTACACAATTCGAGGCATTCTGAGATTTTCCGTATTCACTTAGTCTGAGGCTTTGAAGTTGTAAACGGGGCGGATACGCTCCACGATGGTTGCAGTGGGGCCGATTTGGGAAACGATCTCCTCTATGCTCTTGTAGGCCATCGGGGACTCATCCAGAGTATCGGGCACCACGCAAGTTGTGTAGATACCCTTCATCTCATTCTGGAACTCCTCCATAGATAGAGTGTTGAGCGCTGCTCGACGGCTCATCAGGCGTCCGGCTCCGTGCGGAGCAGAGCAGTTCCACTCTTCATTTCCAGCGCCAATGCAGATCAAGCTGCCGTCCCGCATGTTGATGGGGATGAGCAGCTTTTCTCCCTTCTTGGCGGAAACAGAGCCCTTCCGGAGAATCATGGCGTCCGTATCAATGTAGTTGTGGATGGTGGTAAAAATATCCACGGCCGTAAGGCCCATGCCCTCCAGAATGACGCCAACCATGGCTTTGCGATTGAGCACCGCAAACTGCTGCGTCAACTTCATATCATGGATGTAGTCATCGAACAGCTTACCCTCCACATAAGCGAGGTCTTTCGGAATATCCAGCTCATGCTCCTTCTTCAGAGCCGTGATGGTTTTCTGAATCTCCTGGAACCGCCCTTCGGCTTTGAGCTTTGCGATGGTTTCCTGGATCTGATGCTTAGCCCCGCCCCAGAGTGCGCGGCGTCCCTCATTCTGATAGTAGTCGGCCACTTCGGTCCCGAGGTGCCGGCTCCCGGAGTGAATGACCAGGAACAGCCGTCCGTCCCCGGCTTGGTCTACCTCAATAAAGTGGTTACCGCCGCCCAAAGAGCCGATGCTGTGAACCGCCCGGTCAAGGTTGACCTGATCGGCACACCGGAGCTGAGTCAAGTCAATTTCCGAATTGAGGGAGTGGGGAATATCACGGATTTCCCGGCCATAGGGAATCTTCTCCCGAATCAGCGTATCCAGCTTAGCGAAGTCAATCTCACGCTCGGCCAGCTCCACCGTCTCCATTCCGCAGCCAATATCCACGCCCACCATACCGGGGACGATTTTGTCCTGGATGGTCATGGTGGTTCCGATGGTACAGCCCTTTCCGGCGTGAACATCGGGCATGATGCGGATTTTACAGCCTGCAAACTCAGGCCGGTCACAAACAGCTTGAATCTGCTCCCGAGCCGCTCCTTCCAGCTCATTGGTGTAGCAGACAGCAGTGTTGCATTGTCCTTGAATTGTTATCACAGTTTTTCTCCTTTCCTGCGAGGTTTAGAACCAGACGTCGACCGACGGCAGAATATCCCGGAGAGATTCTCCATCAAAGAACTCATCCGAGAGAAGGTCGTTGATGTCGTCGTAGTCTTTCCAGGCCTCACCATACCACATGGTATAAGTGGTCCCCGAATCCTGAGTTTGCGGTTCTACGCCACATTGCTTGCTGTTATACTCGAACTCGGCTGTGGCGTACTCCTCAGTCAGATTTCTTACAAATTCCTCCAAAGTCATAAAATATCATCGTTCTCCTTTCTGAGATCGGGTGGTATCTCTTCTTGTTTGCTGCTAATCTGTTTACCGGTTTCGTGGTCCCATTCATAATAATGAACATGCTCACCACGGGTTCCGTATGAGTGATGCTTTGGGTTGCCATGATCAGTTGTGTGTATCTCTTTTACTTTCCAGCCATCGCTATCATAAAAAGCGCGAGTTTTAACACTACCGTCAGAAGCAATATGGTCGACAACACTGTCCGGTTCATCTCGCTTAGAAGGGGCAGTGTGTCCTTTGATTGTTTTTGTCACTATTGTACCAGACTTCTTGCTTTTATCAAGCGGATACGGCGGCCCATTGCGAACACCCCACTTTTGGCCTTTGACGCCGTGGTGAGCCAGGACATTGAACCCAAGCCGACCCCGGAGCTCCCAGAGAATATCTTCCACTGTCGCTCGGGTTTTGGGGTGAAGTTTGATGTAGGCCTGGTGGTCATCATACCAGGAGAAGATCTCGCTCAAATTTCCTTTCTCCCAGCTGAAGGCCCACCAGTCACAGATCATCTCAATAATATAATTGTAGGGCATCTCCAACAGGACCTCGCCTTCACCGGGGTCGTCGTTGATCAGGACCCAATGCTGCCAATGGTGAGGATTGCGGTGGATATGGAGCAGCCAAGCGTACCGGAATGCCTGAGCAACCGTATAGGAGCGATTTCCGCCGTAGAAGTAGGCGTCATAAGCCTCGTACTCATCCGGGTTCGATTTAGAGGCGTCGTGCTCAAACTCCGTCTGCCAGGCACTGCTCGGCCGCCCATCGAAGAGCCACGGCATGTTGGCGCGGAGCCAGTCGTAGCCCTTTTTCACATTGGCCTTATGCCGCCGCAAATATAAATCGTATTCTTGACTCATGGAAACCACCTCAATTCTTGATGCCAAGTTTCATCTTGGCCTGCTTGAGAGTGAGGCCGACAAAGCTCTCCGGCTGAAGACTGACGGGCGTCTTGGAACGAGAAACGGCCTCTCCATACTCCAGAACCCCTTGTGTTCCGTCGTCATAGAGAAGCCGCAGCCGGTCGCCCAAAATATCATTTTGTGCTCTCATAGCACACAGGTTTGTGCGAGTTCAGGTTTATCGGATGCTCCAGGCATTCGTCAATAGTTTCCAGGTCATACCCGATGGCGTCAGCACTGATCGCCAGATACCAGGCAATGTCACCGAGTTCTTTGGCCATGTGCTCCTGATCAAACTCGTGGCCCTGGAAGAAATGCTTCTTCAAAATATCAATGGCCTCCCCGGCCTCTCCATTGAGGCCCATAAGACCATTCAAAATTCTGGGGTACTGCTTGGACATACCACTCTCGGTCCGAAGAGCGGCCTGCTGGTATTCGTTAATGGTCATCTGCTGGATTCTCCTTTTCTACGAAATAGATTTCAGTGCCATGCCCTACCTTCTCATATCCATTTGGAAAGGCTCCGCCATGGACAGCATGTGAAATATCAGTGGTGTGCCGGCAATCGGGATAGTGGCACCGACCACCGCAGCGTTTGCGGTCACACAGGTAGAGCACGGCCTTGGGTTTGACTTTTGCCATAAAGGGCCCTCCTACGATTCGATGATTTTGAGGAAATCTGGTTTTGCCTTCTCCTTAATTTGGTCCCAAAGTGCCTCCGAAGCCAGCTCATGCGTCCAAACCGGCCGGCCCAGGAGTTTTTCGATATACCGGTGAACCTCGGACATGTCGCACATCAAAATGCCGGTGTAGGCAGAGAGAACAACTTTTTCATGAAGCGTCATCTTTTTGTCCTTTCTCCGGGCGAAGCCGTGAAATATCAATATAGTTTGGACAGTGCAGAGATATGGCCATTTCTTTCGCCATCATTTCTCATACATGAGCAGGGTGGGTTTCAGCGAGCAAACTTTGATGTGGATGCAGGTTAAGCATCGTATTCCTGGAATGTCCATGCTCAACCCTCCTTGATAACAGCGCTCACTTCCGGAAACTGATGCTCGGTCGGGCCATATCCCTCTGTCCTAATTTTGACCGTCAGGTTTACTTTGGCGCGATCCACATTGAAGTGATCTGCAAGTGCCTGGATAATATCTTGTTCGTTTAGTCGAAGTATTTTTTCCATCCAATCGACCCCTTTCAAAATATAAAAGAAGAGAGCCCACGTTTCCGTAGGCTCTCCCTTTGGTCGAGGTTTAGAACTTCAGCTTTTCATTGATTTTGCGAATCTGTTTCTCGACCTTTTCCTGGATTTCGGTGTTCCCGGCCTTGATTGCCAGATCCAGGACCTCCTGCCAGTCTTCTAACTGGTCAAGGAGCATTCCCTTGTACTGGTTGTCCGTCATGCCCATGGGATCGTCACCACCATCCAGAAGGTGAGAATTGTTGCGTTCAGCCATAGCTTAACAACCTCCTTCCATAATAGGAGCTGCGCTTTCTGCGCATAATCGATGTAACTTATCTGAGTTCATCATACCATGTTGCGCCAGAGGGTGTCAATCAGAGGTGTATTGCCCGCCAAAAAAGCATACAGACAGAGAACTTGGCAAAGAACCACAGAAAGTCTCCTATTTTCTGCATCAAAAGCCATACTACGGGGTGCTTTTCGATCCACTTCTGTTCCTTATTCATCATTTAACCCTTCTTTTGGCATTCGGCGAAATATAAAGCGCTACCGACCGGTTGCGCTTTTCCACGGCGTCGTCGATGATGGTGTGCACCTCATTCCAAAAACTGATATGCCGATGGTCCATAAACATTAAACCCCCTTGTTTGCCCACTTACTGTATTTATGGAACTGGCACTTCTTACACTGCTCTTCATCCGAATCGCCGCAATCATGAATGTTGCAGAGCTCGCAAGCCGTGACGAAATATTTCCCCTCCATGATTTTTTTGAGCTGTTCAAACATTTCTTTGTAGTTCTGAAGCTCTTCATACCCCTTCTGAGGAATCGGAGAGGTGATAAGCTCGCTATACGGAAGCCCCTCGATCCAGTCGCAGAAGGTATGCCACTCATCCAGCTTATGGTTCCGCCGGCTCTTGTAGATGTTGGCCAGGACCTCGTAATTGAGCATGACCGTCCGCCGCTGGTTGTAGGAGGAAGGGAGGAGCTGGATCATCTGCCACCAGTAGATTTTTTCTTTGGTTTTAAGATATCTATTACGATAGTAGTTAAGAACATTGATGGTTAAGCCCAATAGATCGTCACCATCGACTCTGATGTTTGTCCCTTCCAGAAATAGAGCATCGCAAGGATCATTATTAGCCATATTCATCAAATGTTCATGGCTGAAATCCTCCGGCGTGAACTCCTTCGCGGCGATTTTGTGCATCGTGGAGCAGGAATTGGCTACTGTTCCTACTTTATAGGTGTCAAACTCCTTCCACCAGTACAGCGGGCCGATCAGGTCTACATAGACCGTTATCATCCGCATGAACTTCCGGTGGTCGGTGCCGGCGTTGCGGAGGCGTTTCATCAAATCCGCATCATTCGGGCCGATCCAAAATTCGGAATCATCAAAATAAGAAGCCAGAATATGACTTTCCCTCTGAGCTGGAGCGACATATCTCCAACTGGAGTCACTCTTCTTCCAAGAGTTCATCGGGTTGCGCATCCCATGGATGGCGTGCTCCCATCCCAGAACCTCGACGTTTTCAATTTTCAGCATTGGGCTCAACTCTCCTAACTTTCAAATTTTCATCGGCGACGCCGTGCTCCGGAACAATACTCATGCTCACCAGTCGAGCGGAATCAATAACTGTGATATGATCTTCAACGTGACTTTTAACTCCGGTATAATACCCACCGACAAAATATTCATTGGCAGAGAAGGCCTCGGCGGGATATAAAGTTAATTGACAAGCAAGTCCGTCTTCGTCCCTTGAAATATCAGCCATGCCAATAAGTGGCGAACTGGAGTCAAAATTGTAGGCTACTGGGATTCTCGTAGCAAAATCAAGTTTGCAATCTTCTGCGAATTTTCTACGGCATTTGTCTATGGTTCCCAATTTCAAAACTTGCCCTTCAAACTCGTGCATAATGCTTACCTCTCCAATCGAATGAACACCCCATACTCATTAAAGTTCGGATCGCCGAGGGTTGCCCCTGAAAATAAAGCCACCACTTCTTCCATAGTCAACTCAATGGTGCGATTACCATAGCAAGATGTGCATCGCTCCCGATCTTCCTCGGTTTTAATAATCAGCATCGTAGTTCTCCTTCTTCTAACTCTCTATAACGACAGACATCCTCTTCTTTGATGATTTTGGTATGCGGATAAAAGTGGTCCATGGCATCAAGTTTCATCCGAGCAACTTCGCGGTTGCTATGAATATCTTCCCATTCATACCACTTTCCATCTATCCAAGAGCCGTCATGTTCTAATTTGCAATCGACATACTGGCAGGGGTGCCATGCGTTACCCATGAGATTCTCCTTTCATCTTCGCATTCCACTTTTCGATTGACTCCGCTTTGGACTTCCATGACCTCTCTAAAGAGATAGTACAATCCGGATTGATGCATCCACACAAATATCCATCACGCGAGCCCCAAACATGTGCCGGGCGTCCGCATTTGCAACGAACAGCCATCATCTGTTCACTCTTCATAGATGATGAGCGCACGATCCACAATGGTCATCTCCGAAGGAACACCGTTTGTAAACCTGAGTACCAGCGTCATACTCTGATATTTGATGTCGACGACTTTTTTGTCGGCGATGAAAGCATTGATTGAGCTTTGAAAAGCCGCAGGGTCATCGTTTGATAAAATGCAAACTTTCATGCGTCTCCCTCCTAATGATGCTTTTCCATCTCCGCCAGAATAGCGTTTTCCTCGTCGCAGAACTTGATTTTCGCAGGGTCAACCCGCCGGACACCGTCCTTAAACTCGACAATTCCGTAGACCTGCCCGATTTGGCCTCCGGGATGACCGCCCCGCAGAGGACTTGCGTCTATTACATTGGACCAATGCTCCCAGCAATGAAAATATCCAAGTTCACCGTTTACCTCACAGAGCCGGGTTTCCCATTTGATTTCGCAGTTTAGCCCCGCCATAGTTTTTTCTCCTTTCAATATTTGAACCAAATCCAAGTTGCTGAAATAATCGCGAGGATTGCCGCCGCAAGAGAGAGCCATCCACTTTCTTTATATCGGCCTTTCCGAATATAGGTATGCATGTTAATCGCAGCCATCAAAACGAGAACGACTGCCATAAAGATGTCCGCGATGCGATTCGGGTCAATCATGCACCCTCCTTGTTCTCGCTCTTGCCTCCCCCGCTCAGAGCGGCAGCGATGAACGCCTGTGTGATCCGAAAGGCCTCCTCGGGTGTTGCTTTCGCGGCGATGCTGCTCCGGTAAAAGAGCAGCGCCATCTCGGCCAGCGTGCCAATGGCGGTGAAGAACTCCTTTAACTGTTTTTCATTCATGATTCGCATCTCCTGTTTTCTCCAAAAATATAAAAGACCGTCCCCTGAAACGAGGACGGTCTTCGCAGGTTTTTACTTCTGATAGGCAGCCTCAAACTCTTCCAGAATATCCAGAAAGTCCTGAGGAAGATACGTCAGAGCCCTTTTTCTCAGCTCGTTGGGCACGCCATAATAGGCTCCGGCAATGCTTCCGGTCATCGCGGCGATGGTATCGCTGTCTCCGCCGAGGGACACCGCGATCCGGATGGCATCTTCAAAACTCTCCGACTCCAGAAACGCTTCAATCGCCTGCGGAACAGAGCCTTGGCAGCTTGCGTCAAAGCGGTACTTGGAGCGGATTTTATCAATGGTGAAATCCAAAATATAATACCGCGTCTGGGCCACGTCCCGAAGTAACGACTTGGGTAATGCGCTGCGGGCTCCGAAAATCATCGAGGCGATGGCTTCGGCGCCTTCCATTCCTTCTGGATGGTCGTGGCTGACCCGAGTTACCGCATCGGCGAGCTCGATACACTCTTTCGCCGACTTTGCCACATAAGCCACCGGGCTCACCCGCATAGCCGAGCCATTCCCATAGCTCCAGTAGGGCTCCGGCGCTTTTTTGTGCAGCCACTGGTAGAATATCCGTCCGTACCCGGCGTCGGGGTACTTTTGCCCGATCTCCTGCATACACCGGATGGCATGGTTGCCGAGATCGGTATAGTCGCCTTTGCATTCCAGCAAAGCCTTGGCAATGGCCACAGTCATGGCAGTATCATCCGTAAATCGGCATTGGTCCGTGAACAGCTCAAAATCCTTTGACTTGTTGTTATGCCGCTCAAACCGGGAGCCAATGATGTCGCCGATAATTGCTCCAAGCATGTATTTTCACCTCTTGTTCAGTAGAATATAATAAGGTATGTCACTTGTCAATTTCCAGGATGTGCGCCGCAATCATGTCCGCCGTATGAGTCCAGAGGACGTTCGGGCACTCATGAATGGCCCGGGTGTAGTCGTTCCACTCCTTCTGGTCCACAAAAGCGCCCATGTGATAGCGGATACACAGGATCTCCTCTATGGTCAGCTGTAAATATTGGGACAGCAGCATGACGGATTTGTCTCCATGCCCCTTGAGTAGCGTATCAGGATCATACTCCCATTTAGATGGATCATAAATGGGTTCCTTATAGAGCATCCCTGTAATAGGATGCCGATACTGGTCCTGCTTGCAAATATCATGGAACATACCTATGATGTAAGGCGACTCCAGACGTTGCCATTCCAAGCCATTCGCGGCTGTGAGTTCAACCAATGCCTTAGTTACATTAAGACTATGCTCGAATAGGCCTCCTTCGTAAGCTCCGTGATACTTGGTACTCGCCGGCGCGCTAAAGAAACCGTCTTTCTTCAGCTTTTCGGAAATGTCCTCCTGGAAAAGATGCAGAGCAGGCGCCATGCAATTATGAAAAGCGCGAATGCGGTCTTCAGCATTGCCCATATCTATCTTGAAGTCAAATTTGTCATCCATCATTATTCTCCCGTATTGAAATATCAGTCATAACTTTCTCGCTTTCCGAGTTCGCGTAGTTGAACAAAGATCGGGAATTGGAGGCTGCGTAGCCCCGTCCGGCTATCAACGCTCTCATCCTTGTACTTTACCTCGATGACGCGTCCGATCAAGCTTATACCGGCGTTCCAAAATTCTTTCCGCTGCGCATCCGTCATGCCGGACCCGACCCGCAGATAGTTGTCCTTATAACGGACCACAAACGCCCCCAAAGTTCCGGTCAATCGGCCTGTCCCTTCTTCGAGATCCATAATTTCAAGGTCCACTGTGTAGAACTGTTTTACTTTTAGGATGCCATTGTGACGCCGTGTGAAGTATTTACAGTTCCGATTCAGCATCAGACCCTCTTTGCCTTCTGCGATCATGCGTTCCAGGCATTGCGAGATCATGGACATATCGTTGCCGGTATATAGAATATCCACCACTCGGAGAGTGGACAGGTTTTTTCGCTGTATCTCTTTTTGCAGAGCTTTCAACTCTTCCAGCCGTTCCCGGTACCGCAATTCACTCTCGCCCCGAAGAAATTCGGCTTTTGGAAGGATGTCGAAAATCACCATTTGGATTTTCCGCTTGTCGCCATCCTCCTGGTTGATCATGCCGGCTGTCAGGCGAAAGTTTTGGTTGTCTGGGATATGCTCCACATTTTTGCGGATCAGCTCACCGTCGATGACCCACTCTTCCGAATCGGGGATGAGCTGACGGATCTCCTCCACAATATGCTCCAGCCCGCTGAACTCTTTTCCCTGTCTGCTGATGAGCTTTCCCTCGAAGTAAGTCCCTCGGACTCCATTGAGCTTCTGGCTCAGGCTGAACCACTCGTTTTCGTTCATCTTCAGTTTTCCAATCTGGTATGCCTGCTGAACCTCCCACTGAGGGATAAGCGCATAGCCGAGCGCATCATTCACAGTTTTGACGTCGCATCCGATGCGAATGGACTTGGTGATGATACCGATGTAGAATGGTCGCAGTTCAGGGTCCGCATTATCCAGAAAGCCCTGGACATTCGCCAAAATATCATCGGCACCGGTGTGGTTCTTCCGAATGTACGCCATCAGTTCGTGGAATGAGCGAAAACGTACTGTCCGTTCTGCGGTTACTGTCTTGCTGATTTTCTTCTCAGAAATGCCCGTGACAAAGAAGGGGTTCAACAGATAGTCCAGAAATTTCTTGGTGTTTCCATCATTCCGCCGTTCATACAAGAGCTGTTTCTTCGCTTTGATAGACGGTGTTTCAGCCAGAAGATCGAAGAAACCCATCACTTCAAGGTCGAGCTGCTGTTGCAAAGTGATCGCCTCCTTTCCTCAAAAATATAAAAGGAGACACACTATGGCGTCTCCTCCGTAATAGGGCTTGAAAACTATGCGGCTGCCGGCAACGGTTTTGTAGCCCAGCCAACGAACTTACCCTCATTGAAGTTCTTCTTCTTGGAGAGCGCCTTGCTGATGGCAAGGTCGATTCCGGAGAAACTCTTCAAATGATAGTAGTTCAAATCCCGGTATGGCGTGGTCAGCCGGTCGATCCGTCCAGCCGCCTGCGTCGCTACCTTATAGGAATACTGCTGCGAGTAGAATATAATAGTGTCCGTGGTAATGCAGTTCCACCCCTCACAGCCGGCGGTGTATTGGACAAGGTACACCCACTTATCCCCGGTGGGGATCTCCTGGTGCTTATGCCCGTTCCACTCCGCGATTTCCGTGCCCTCCGGGTATCCGAGAGCGCGCAAAATATCCAGCTCGTAGTCGTAGCTGTAAAAGATGATGGCCTTGGGGTGGTCTTCCAGCAGTTCCAGTACCGCAACCGCTCGGGACTCGTCCGAATTCGTGACCCTGCGGAGCGCCATACACAGCTCCGCCGCAGTTTCAATCGGCCGGTCTTCCCATGGATTCCATCGGTTCCGCATGATGTCTTTATACTTGGAAATATCATACGAAACCCTGATGTCCTCATGGTGGGAAACCGTCTGGCGCTTGAAGTCCATGTTCACCAGAATCTTATCCCGGAGCCGAATCAGACGGCCGGTATTGCGGTAACCGTCAATCTTCGGATACTTGGCCCGCCAGTCGTAAATTACATGCTGATCCACAAAGTCAGTCTTATTGCGGTAAAACCCATTGGCAATGAAGACCGGAATATAATCCTGCCAGGTGTCGCCAGGTGTGGCCGACAGCAGTATCCAGTCGTTGGACTTGACGATTTTGAGGAACGCTTTGGTCCAGGCTCCATAACCAACCACCCGCTGTTCATCAAAGATGAAGAAGGCATTCTTGACATCCACATACTTGCCGATGTTGTTCCAGGAGTCGATAACCACTTTGTTTTTGTAGTAGTTGGCTTCCGGAGTGGGGGAGAGCAGGAACGGAGCCAGATCGCCCTGCCATTCGCAGGTGTCCCTCTTGCGAGCCGTGGTGATGATGTAGAGGTCTCTGGGGTTTTTCATCGGAATATAATCATCCGTACCCAGCTGGCCACCCTCTTGCAGATAGTAGTAAGCGAGGCCGGTTCTGGATTTCCCAGAGCCGACCCCGCCGCAGAGGATGCGCCCATTTTTCATCCGGTCCAGGGCTTCGCGCTGATAGTCATAAAGCTGGATCGCCACGGGGCATCACTTATCCTCTTTCTCCAGATACTCGTCCGTCCACTTTGCGATGACGTTGTAGTAGCTGCCTTTATTGCCAAGGGCCTTCTTCGCAATCGCCATGGCCAGCCCCTTCTCCGGGTCGAACTCGTCATAAATGGCCTTTACGACGGTTTTAGTCCCGTCCGCCCAGAAGATGATGGTGGCGGGCTCGTTGAAGATCACATCCAAGATTTCCGGGACGCAGGCGCCATCATCGGCTCCTTTCAACGCTGCCATCATAGCGAGATGGGCCGCCGGCGGGGCGTTCATTTCATTGACCGAAGTATAGTAAATTCTGCTGCGCTCCCGAGGAGAAAAGTTGCTCCCGGCAATACACGTCCGGCAGATTGGCTCTCCGAGGCGATTGTTCCGCGCATAGTCCTCGCACTTTGTCCGTTTAGTCATCGTTCATCCTCCTTAAACAGATCCATAAATTTGTGAATCATTCTTCTCGTGTGCCATACGTCAGAAAAGTACATGGGTGTGAACCAGTAGTTCTCCATGCTGTCGCCATGGGTCATGGGTTCAGTGAGGGCGTTTCCGACTTTGACATACCCGGCTACGCCCAGCAGTGAGATCTGGATGTAACACATCAGCGCCACCAGCTCCTCAATATCCTGGCCGATGACCAAGATATGGTTCTGAAAATTCAGCCCCGCATCCTCTAATTTGTGACGGGCGGAATTGATTGCCGCGATCAGGTTTGCACCCGCGCCGCAGCAACAGTCATTGATGGAAACATACCCCTGCTCATCAACTTGCCGAACAAGGTCGTCCATTGTAACATCCGCCATCAGTTGGCACACATGGTATGGCGTAAATATCTGTTTCAGCTCCTCGTAGTCGAGGTGCAGATCCATAAACATCTCGCCGAGGAAGTCCTGCTCCGGATTCTCGTCCAAAGCCATAACTACATCGGCATAGAGTTCAGGGAAAATGTGCTGCTGAGATTTTTCGTATTTGTTGATGGTGTCCAGATACCGCTTCTCCCGTTCGTCATAGTGGGTTTTATCCACAGTATTGGACATTGCGCAGGCTGACATAACGATAAAGTCTCGCCAAATATCAATCGGGCGGCGCTGTGGGGAAAGCAGCTGCCGAAATTTGGAGCGAAACTCGTCGTAGTATTCGCTTTTTCGCGTTGATGGCCTGCCCGGAATATATTCCTTCTTGATGGGGCGAGCCGACTCCAGCATCTGTGTGATAGGCGTCGTCTTTTGCTCCGCCCGAGGTGTTGGGACAGCCATCGGCGGTTTCCACGGTTCCTCCATGGGCTTTGGCCGTGTCTGCATCTTCGGTTTGGGCTTGGAATGTTTCTTGGTTTTTCCCTTCCGGGTATTTTTCCAGAATGGTTTCATTCCGCACCCTCCTCAAATATCATGCGGTAATTTACCTCTTTCACCACGATTTTCTCCTTTCGTGCGTAAAATGCTTACAAATATACCTCTTTCTCAGGGGGGGGGTAAGGGAGCGCCGGTTATCTCCTTATTCACCGACGCTCCCATGATATTTACTCCTCCGGATACTCTTCGCCGGCGTACTTTTCGGCGAACTCATCCTCTTCGATGACGACGTACAGCGAGCGCAGATAGGCCTTGACGCCGCTCTTCTCATTCTTAGTGCCCTCCTGGATGACCCAGTTATAGGGGCGGATGGTCAGATCCACGTTGCGAATCTCCGCGAAGTCGAGGGTGTCGATGGACTCCTCGTCCAGCCGCACCTTCTTCCGCTTGGTGATCATATAAACCGTGGGCGGAATGTTTTCAAAGCTGACCGCCACCTGGAGATAGTAGCGGGGCTCCTCACCCTCCTCACGGGGAGGACGCTCCCGGATGTTCCAGCCATCGTCCGCCAGTTTCTGGGCATCCTGAGGATCGTCGATGTAGACGCAGAAGTTGCGCTGGCCGGCGCGGTTGTACTTGCTCTCCCGACCGGAGAAGTTCCGGAACAGCAGGCGGCCATTTTCGATCTTGAGGTTGTCGTTCACTCTGTTCTTAGCCATGGTAAAGTCTCCTTTTCAAATCTTTGATTTCTTGTTCCAGGTTCTTAATGCGGATTAGCAGCCTGCCCTCATACATCATGGCGAGCAGAGCGTTCAAAATCGCCATAACAACACAGACCGTGCACAAAAGCATGTGGTCCGAAGCTGCGGTGCAGAACATGCCCACCACATTGAGCAGAAACATAATGATGAAAATGCTCATACCGCCGCTCCGCCGTTGGTTTCCGCCAGAAGGGCCTCGAAAATCTTGATGTCCTTCTTGGTCAGGCGGTAGTCTTTGTAAGAGGTCATCCCCTCGTGGATGAGGTTGACAGCCTCCGCCGTCTTCATGAACCGATAGTGGTTTTCCAGGTCATGGACCATCCCGTTCCCGTCCACCGCGAACCAGACGTCCATTCCGGAACGACCGGCGATCTTTTCCAGGACCGCAGCCTGCTCATGGGTCAATCGCATACTTTTTCCTCCTTTTACCGCACGTCAAATGCTGTTACTTCCTCGCCATGGGGCTCTCCGGGCCCGAACCACGGCGGCGTATCGTCATCCGACCGGACATACGGGTCGTTAGACACGAACCACTCAAAATCGCCATACTGGGAAATATCTGTGACGGCCGTATCCACCATAGCGTCGTAGTAGCTCCGGTCGATGCCGTCCTCTTTGCCCAGCTGCTTGACCATTTCCGACTCCAGCCAGCGATAGCCCTTGGCGCCTCCGGCGGAGGCGTAGCTCTTCTCGCCGGTCTTTTTGTCCACGACCTCCCGCAGCAGCAATCCGCCATTATAGCCGGGTTTCATGGGGCAGAAAGAGCCGACCTTCCCCACGAAAATATAATTGTGGCCCTGCTCGATCTTGGCCTTCAGGTCTGCAATTACTTCCTCGTAGTCCATCGGATACTGTCCGTTCTCGTCCGGCCACTTCTTACGCAGGATCTCCAGCTCCTTCTCATACCCCGAAACGTCCGGCAAAGTCTCATTCGTATCCAGATACAGCGCGGTGGTAACCGACTTGGTCTCGCACATGTCCTCGAACACGATCTCCTCCTTAGAGAACAGCTTCTTGAACACATACGGAATCTGGAACTGGGTGCCAGTCGCTGTCCATTCGCCGGGATGTTTCCGAATATCACCCGGCACATAGCCATACGCGGCCTGGCATTTCTCCGCCGTGGAATACTTGGCGATGTAAACGGCGTTGTTCACCAGGCACATCCGGTCATAGGTGGCCTCATGCTCAAAGACATAGCCGTACATCTTGCCGTAATCCATCACGAACTGGATGATCTCCGGGCTTGCGTCCGGGATCTTGATGGAGTCCGTCTTGATGTGGGCAACAGTAAAGCCCCGTTTCTGGACCTCGTGCTTGAGGTTGACCATAAACAGGGCTCCGCGCTTGGCGACGATATTGTCTTTGTTCCGGTTGTCCCGGAAGGGGTTCTCAAAGTTTGCTGAGGTCAGGCCATAGACCGAGTTGATGGCGATCTTCAGGGCCTGGGCCAGGGCGTCCGCGGAGCCTTCGTCCGTCAGATACTTCGCCAAAGCGCCGTTCAGCATCTTGCGGGCCTTCTCGAAGTTCTTGTGCTTGATCTCCACCCGGGCGTCCTTGATCTCCTGGAACCGCTTGGTGTATTCCGGCCCGAACAGCTCCTCCGCAATGATGCTGGAGGGGTGCATAGAGGCGATGTCCAGCAGGGCGATGTCGCCGTACATACCCGGCTCAGCATAGACATAACCGCCTTCTCCCACTTCCTCTCCCCGGTAGATGGACTTTCCGCCCTCGAACTTATAGCCCGGGAAGATGGGGCGTTTCTTCTTGTCGAAGACCGTAAACCCGTCAAACTCCTCCTCTTTCCCGAAGGTAAAGGGCAGATCGCCGTCGGGGTCGTAGATCTGGGATGCGTCGCCCATGTTCCGGTAATTGAACTGGTCCTGGGGATGCTTGTTTCCGCCAAATATAATTCTGGTGGTCAGGGTATTAGTGGTGTCGTTCACCGTCATCCCCGCCACATCGGCCAGAATCTCCCGTGCCACAAAGTCGGCCTTCCTGGCGTTGAATACCGCCTCGGTGGCGATGACGTCGTTGTCACAATACTCCGCCACCTTCTGCCACATGTGCTCGGGGACCGGCTGATCCCATGGGAGCCCCAACTCCTGGTGGTGCAGCCCCAGTTCGATCTCCCATTTCTTCAGGCTCTGCTTAACTGAGCAGAAGTCGTACACATCCGTGTAGGAGACGTTGTACGCCTCCCCGAAGAAACAGTTGTTGCTCCGGGCCTTCTTCTCGCTGCTGATGATCTTCTGGGAGAGGTTATAGAGCTGCTCGTTGGTGTAGCCCATCAGCCGGGCGTACAAAATATGATTGTCGTACCGGCGGCAGTTGAATCCCACCAGACGGTACTTCATCAGCCCTTCGATCTCAGTGGGCTTGGGATTGATCATCCTCACGACGGTCTGGTCCGGCCCCTCGATCTTCCAGTTTACCAGGAAGAGGTTGGGGAAGACCTCCACGTCGTAGAAGACCAGCTTCGCGTCGTCATTCTTCACTGCCAGCCCGTCCTCGGCGGATTTGAACGGCATCTTGTTCACCAGCTTGATGCAGTATTCCGCCTGATTGGTGCTGTTGGCCGCGAAGGCCAGGACGGCGTTGCGCATGTCGGTCACGTCATAGGTTAGACCGCTCTCATACGCATCCGTCAGGATTTTGTAGATAAAGTCGATGGAGGGCTTAGTAGCCGGATGGATCTCCTTATTCAGGTTGCGTTTGATCTGAACTCTAAGCCCTTTCTCGCTTTGGATCACTTTGGAATTTACCACGTTGCTTTCTCCTTTCAGTGGCAAGCCTGAACTGATCGTAGCGATAGGCAGGTCGTTGCATTTGGTCAGTTTTCTCCGTAATGAGCTGTTTCCGGTAAAGACCTTTACCTCAATGTGGTCGTCATAGACCCGGCTCAGTCTGGCCGGATCACCGGAATAAATATAATGCAGGTGGATGCCGCAGCCGCTTTTGCTCACCTCCGCATAGGTCGCGGGCCACTTGGCCGCCTCGGCCAGATTCCGTTCAAAGGACTTTCCACCCTTCTCATCCGGAATATCAAAGTCGATGACGATATGGTTCTCCGGCACCTTGACGTAATGGAGCTTTGTGGTGTCCAGCGCGGAAAGCTTTGTTCTGACGCTCTCCCACTTTCTCCGCGGGGTTCCCTCCTCGTTGGCATACTGGGCGGGGCAGCCGGCGCAATCCCGGTCAAAGGCGGACGGGATTCCCTCCTGGAACCGAATGGCCGGCAGTGCGGGAGGAGGCAGAGGTGCGTCCTTTTCCTCCGGTGCCTGGTCCTCGAATTTCTCCGTCCGAAACCCGCTGTAATAGTTCCGCACCCGGGAGCCGTCGCCCATGCTGAACCGCTCCTCGTAGGTCCGAAAGTAGTTCTTCAGCTCCTCCTTAAATATCATGCGGGAAACGGGATATGGGACCTTGGCCTCCTCCGTGTAGGTCTTATACATCTCCCAGGCCGCTTTCAGCGATACGCCGTCCTCCCGCTTGAACACATGATAGGAGTCCACAACGAAGTTGTAAAAGTCGTTGGAGGCCCCCATCATGGAGATGGGAATATAATCGTCGTAGTAGTCCGGGTTTTCCAGATATACCTCCTTGCAGTGCCAGGCGATGCCCCCCAGCTCAAAGGGGATCTGCCTTGTCAGCGTCCGGTACTCTGCCGGGGGCACCTTGTCTCCGGTAGGCGTCACATCGATCAACCGCCGGATAATGCCCGACTTCGCGTCCGTAATCTTCACTGGTTTGTTGGTGCCCATGATCAGAAAGGTCTTAAACCGGTTGGAATAGGCCGACCGGAACTTCTCATTGACCGTCATCATCTCATGGGAGACCAGGCTGTTGATCCGGGTGTTGTCCTCAATGCGGGAAAGGTCGCCGTCATGCTGGATGGCCACCAGAGGGTTGGACCGGAACGCCTCCAGAGCGAAGGCGTTGCTGGAGGAGCCCAGGTCTTTCGCCATAAAGCTGGTGTGATAGCCCTCGAAGAGCTGCTGGATCACGTTGATGATGGTGCTCTTGCCCGTGCCAACCGCTCCATAGAAGACCAGAAACTTTTGCAGCTTTTTGGAATCCCCGGTGACAATGGCCCCGATGCACCACTCGATCTTGTGCCGTTCTGTGGGGGAATATAATGTGGAGATCAGCTTGTCCCAGGCCGGCGTCTCCCCGGGCTCCAGCGGATAGGGGAGGGATTTGCTGGCGTAATCCCGTTTTCCTGTTTTTGTGTTGGAGAAGACCAGCTTTTCGTCTAGCATGTGGAACTGGTCTTTCATCTGTTTTTGGCAGTATCGATGCCAGCTATCGATCATACCTGTCTCCGCGTCCCACATGTGCAGAACGCGAAGGTTACCGTCAAAACGCTTGCGGTTTTCCTCCGCATATTGGTCCAGCTCACGGTCGATCAAGTCGACCGCGTCCTGCTCATCAGTCGACCATATCCCCCGTTCCTCAATCCAAATCGCATAGAAGTCGCCGCCTCTGATCATGAGGTCGTTGCTCTTCTTGATGATAAACTTGGGATATATCTCGATGATGCCTCGTTTCCCGCTTCGCGTCGCGATCATCAAGAAGTCCAGCATCGGGTCGTCTACTCTCCTTTACCATACTCCAGCTTTTTTACCCTGACGGAAAGCTGATAGAGTTGCTCTTCCTGTTTGCGGCGCTCCAGCTCGGACCAGACGGCCAAACCGGCTGCCGCCAAAGCCAAAACCGCGGTCCTTCTGTTCTTCCGGAGCAGCTTTCCGATCCGCTTTTCCAGAAATCTGAAATTGTGGTTCACCGCACCGAAGAGCTCCTCCACCGTGCCGACGACCATGATCGCGTCTTTCCCTTGCATCTCAAACGCCTCCTTCCCGGATGATTTCGCCTAGGTGATACTGCATCTGATACCAGATCTCCGTCCGTCTCATGTCCTGCCCGTTGTTCACAGTGAAGAGGCCGCCCTCTCCATTGCGTTCGTACCGGCGGTCCAGAAACCGCTCCAGCGTCCGGTCCACGAAATACCGGTCAAATTTCCGGTCATCCATGGCCCCGATGCCGAGGCTTACCAGCATCCCCCAGAACCACTGCCCGGTGCGGTTCCCCGCGTCCGGATCGTCCATGATATGCTCCTCGCAGCGGATCGAGAGGGCGATCATCATCTCCAGGACGCTGCACGGGCGGTCATCCAGAAGGGACGCGACCATGGCGTCAGAATATAATTGCTCGCGGCCGAACCGATACCTAAGCTCGATGCCGTCCTCGGCCCGGTTGCCGTCCATCGGAATCGTATAGGTGAACGCCGTATCGTACAGCCGCGCGAACAGCTTGCGATAGGACTTGTTGGAATATCGGCCATCGACCACGAGCTGATACATCCAGTCAAAATACTGGTCAATCAGTTCGTCTTGCGTCAAAGCTCAGAACCTCCTTCTCAAATCTTGGGAGGAAGTGTGCCCCGGAACTCCGCATAGCTGCGAAGGTCCTTGAGAATCTCATAGTCGCACCGCTTGGGGTCGCTCCGGACGAACACCGAGTCCTCCTCGTACTCCCCGAAATGATTCAGAGCGTCGCCCACCATCTCCTCCGGGTCATCGATGACGATGCCGTTCTCATCGGAGAGGATGTCGTCTTCCTCGAAGTAGGTCAGGCGGACCGTCGTGTAGCCGTCCATCTCGCCGAATTCCTCCGGGGAGATCACATAAGGAGCCTCCACGGGGTGATCCTCCCGGCGCGGCGCGGACGGCTGGGCGTATTTGGTGCGATTGACCATCCGGGCGTAGTCATTGATGTCGCCCTTGTCCTGGTTCCGCCCGGCGGCCAGAACTGTGGAGGGCTCGTCTTCCTCTTCTGTGTCCTCCCCGGTATCGTCCAGCTTGCTCCTGAGCGCCTCCAGCTCCTTCTTCAGCTTTTCCTCCCGGGCCCGGAACGCCTGCTTGGCGGAGAGGATATCCTCCCCAGACATCCGTGCATACCGTTCTCCGGCGATGCGCCACGCGGCCGCTCCGCCGATCGCAGCGCCTGCAAGGAACGCGATGACCGTTCCAAGTTTACTCATTGTCGTATTCCTCCTCATCTCTCACGCTCATCACCGTAATGGCAAGGCCCCCGAACAGCAGCGCGGCGCTGATCAGGAGCCCTCCGGTGATGTGCCGTTTTCTTCTGGTATTGACCGCATAGTCCAGCATGGACACAAGATTAGCAAATCCCTCCATGCCCATCACCTCTTGGAAAGGATGGTGACGCCGCTCACCAGGCAGAGGCCGGAAACGGTGGCCAGGGCGTAGGACAGCAATGCTCTCAGACAGTTTTTCATGGTGCGCGCCTCCTTTAATCATAACTGGAAAAATAATGCGCCCCCACCTGGAACATGGGGACGCCGTAGGAATGGTAATGGCCGGTCCGGAAGAACACCACTTCATGGTCGGTGCGGCTCATCAGCTCCTCCCGAACCAGCTGCACCAGCTCGTCCTTCACATAGCAGCGCTTGACACGCTCCCCGTACATGCCGGAGAACTGGTTCTTCTGATAGATCACATCATAAACTGTATCGGGAAAATGGGGGTCGTCCACCCGGTTCAAAATCACGTCGATGACCAGCCGCTGTCCGTATTCGCACTCCCCCTCGGCCTCGGTCATGGCGCAGAGGGCGATCAGCGCGATTTCATCCTCCGTCAGCGTTGTTTCCGGCTCCGGAGACGGGAGGGGGGTCTCCTGCACAGGAGCCGTTTCCACAGGCTCCGGCGTCGGAATATCCATGGAAATATCCATGGGCTCGGGAGCAGCGGCGGCCGGTTCGTAGGCGGATACCATCTCCGCATCGCCGGAAACGGAGATGCCGGTCAGGACGATTCCCGCGATCAGCAGGGAAAACAGAAGTTTTTTCATGGATCAGGTTCCTCACAGGGTCTGGTGCGTGGCCAGAGCGTCGGTGATGTCGCCCACCACGTTGAAGTCCAGAATGAAGGACCGCTCGTATCCGTTCACAAAGTCCACGGCCTTCTCGCGGCACACCTCGAACATTCCGAAGTCAACGAAGTTGTCGCCCATGGGCTCCTTGGGGTCGTAGATCCAGCCCACCACGGCTCCAGCCTTGGTCAGCGGGAACCTCAGCATCTCATAGACCTCGTTAAGGAACAGGTGGCCGCGGGACTTCAGCCGGTCGTTGGCCTGGGCCTGAAGGGCCCGCAGATAGAACCGGTTCTGCTCCGCATCCTTCATCCAGGCGGGGTGCGCCTCGTCAAAGACGCGGGCGTACTCGCTGTATCTGGAGGGGTCCCAGCCCTCTCCCACCATGTTCACGGTCTCCTTGACCTTCTTCTCCTTGCCCTTTTCGTCTGTGACCGTCGTCTCGATCTCCTGGGCCTTGATGCCGTACCGCAGCTCCTTCTCCACCTGTTCGCCGAACCGGTCCAGGACACGGCCGCGGTAATCCTTGAAGTTCTGGTCCAGGGCCGCGTAAGCCGCCGCGAGCCCCACATTGCGCTGCTTCAGGATGCGGTGGCTGAAGAGGATGCAGGTGATGGACGCCGCGCCCAGCAGGACGGCGGGGGCGTACAGCTTGGCATAGGACACGGCGGTCTGAACGTATACCTGCGTCAGGTCCTTGCGCGCGTCTTCCTTGGAATAGTCCTCACCCGCTTTGGTTACGCCGGCCTCATCGGCGGCATGGATGACGTCCAGCTTCCTGGCGGTATCCTCCGCCACTTTGCAGGCCTTGGGAGTGGCCTTGCAGGCCATGACTGCGCTGGCGACCACGCCCACCACGCCGGCGATCACCAGGATCTCGGGGCTCTTCTTCTGGATCTGAAACCCGACCCGATTGCAGGTCAGGGCCATAGACTTCATAAACTCGTTCGTTTTCATGTGATTTAGTCCTCCTTAGAAAATGATTTGGCAATGGAACGGTAAATTCTTCCCACGTTCTGGAGGTTCCCATTGAACTCCTCCAGCAGGTCGTCCAGCTTTCCGTCGAATTTCTCGGCGATCTGCTCCTTGGCCTTCTGCACGACCTCTTTTTTCAGCTTGGACTCGTCGATCCGGGCCACGTTCCTGGCGATCTGGTCGGTCACCCCGTCCGAAATCGCGTCGTACTGCTCCTTTACGGCGGCGCCCACCCGGCTCTCGATTTCCCGCTTTACGTCATCGACCACCTCGTCCGTGGCCCGCTTGACCGCGGAATAGGACTCCCGGTCTACCGCCCGCTGCACCGCCTGGTCGATGACCTTGGCCGGAATATCCACCTCGGTGTCGTTTGCCAGCCGCTCGATGCTGGTGTCCAGCTTATCGCAGACCGCCTTCATCCGGGACCGGACGCCGATGGCATACCCAACGCCCAGCAGCCCAAGGACACAGATGCCGACGCCAACGAAGGAATCGGTATTCAGTTTCATAGCGGCCTCCTTACCCAAACGATGTAACGCTCAGCGAATGATTGCCAGCCTCCTGAGCGCACTTAATCTGGGCCTCCGTAACGAGCTCCCCGCCGCAGGCCGCGTAACCCGCCAGATCCACAAAGGAGTCCGCCGTTCCGCCTCCCGACTTGATGCGGGCGACCTTCAGCAGGGCCATCATCATGGCCACATCATTCGGGGTAAACGGGACGCCCTTGTAAACCGTCCAAAACCCGGCGATGATCTCAAAATTGTTCTCCGGGGAGCCGTAGTCCTGCTCCCGCTGGCCGCAGACGCACTGCTCGGCCTTCTGCAAAATATCCGCTCGTTTCATGCGCATAATTCCTCCATATACTCGTAATACTCCATGTCCGTGGGGAAGAGCATCCATCTGCCCTCCACCATACCCATGTACCCGTATGGGACTGTGTAGCCGTACATGGCCTGCTCCTCCTTTCAGCGCAGCTCCTCCGTCCTGGGGAGCTGGAGCATATAGCCCTCCCGGGTGTGGATGACCTTGGCCCGCCTGAGGTCGTACCAGCCGTACTTGTTGGCCGTGTAGTTAGGGCAGGTCACCCCGGCCAGGTCGTAAAGATCCGCCACCGACGCCATGTCATAGTTGGCAATGGCCGCCTCCAGCTGCTCCAGCACCAGGGCCGCGTCCCCGTAGGTCTCAAATATAATGTCGTCGCACTCAAAGGTGACTGCCGCACGGGGGCGTCCATAGGGCCTCCGGTCATCCCGCCGGTCGTCATAGAACTTCTGGTATCCGACCCGGGAGCCGCTCCCCTTCCTGGAGCCGAGCCGCCCGGTGTCGCCGAACAGGATGATGCTCACCACGTCGGCCACCGCGTTTTTGATCCCCGGGACGATCACGTCCGTGAGAATATAGGCCTTGGCGTTGTCCATATCCTCCGGGGCGAAGATGTTGAGGAACTTCCGCGCCTCGCTCTTCTTCCGCGCCTTGGCCGCCCCGGTGACCACCTTTTCCAGCGGTTTCTTCTCGGCCTTCCCGGCGGCAGCGCCCGCTTTCTCCCTTGCGCTGTGGGAATTGTTAGGGTATTCCGCCATTGTGTCTCCTCCTTGTTAGTTAATGGGCTGAACGCTGGAGAGCCGGATCTCAAACCCGCCGCTCACGGGGACGATTTCCGCGCTGCTCAGACTGGTCCAGCCGCGCTTGGCAGCTTCGTAGTCGAACTGGGCGACGATGCCGGCCAGGTCGTAGAGATCCGCCACCGACGCCGCGCCATACCGTTCGATAACCCCCTTGAGCTCGCTCAGGACCTGGCGAGCATCCTTTTCCGTCCCGAAGACAACGGGGTCGAATTGCTCTTTCTCCCGGATAAAGGTAAAAGAGTTCTTCAACGCCTCCTTTGCCTGATAATTGGCATAGGCCCGTCCCAGCACAAATCCGCCGGCAGCCAGCATACAGCCTTTCAAAATACCTCGCATGGAATTTTTCTCCTTTCAGAAACGAAAAAAGGGAAAGTACCCTGTTACAGGTACTCTCCCTTCGTCGAACCTCTTCTGCTCTTACTTCTCAGAGCCTTCCTCGTCAGAGTCCTCCGCGTCGGCGACCTCAGTGTACTCCACGTCCACCGCCTCAGCCAGATCCTTCCGCGCGGCCTTGCGTTCCGCCGCTTTGGCACTTACAAAGCCCCAGAGTTTCTTCGCCCCGCCGATCATGGCGTAAGCCAGGAAACCTCCGATGACTCCGGCCACCATAGCGCCGGCATTGCCGCTCTCGGGAATCTCCTCAGGCTCAGCGATGTTGTCGTTGAGTTCCTCGTTCTCCATCACTCTTGCGTTCATCTCTTCCATGGTTAAGTCCTCCTTAAATATAAGTTTTTTCATGGATGGTTCTCCATAACAGGAATTGCAAATTCTGCGGATGTCACCAGCCGAGGTATGTAGGTGGGACATGATGCCCGATCACCAGATAGGGGACCCCGTCCAACAGCTGGGAGCTGAAATCCAGATCGATGTAGCCCTTGTCGATATCCCAGCCCATGGTTTCTCCAATAGAATCATCGCAGGGCTCCAGGCCGATCTCCTGCAAGAATTCGTTGACCGTGATTTTAACTTCATCCCGCATCCGCTTGTTGAGCGTGTTTTCCGCCCTGCGCAGCGTCTCGATGTCGGATTTGAAACAGGTGTTGGTCAGCGGGTCAAAGCAGGGCGTCTCCCCCCGTCCGGTAGGGACGAACTCCCGGCTTTCCACATGGGCCTTCTCCAGCTTGTCCCGGGCGACCGCGTCACGAATGGCCTGCTCCTTTTTCTCGCCCACGACCTCAACGGCCTTGTCCCGGTACTCCTTCAGTGCCGTCTCCGAAATGGTATAGGCGGTGACCAGCGCGGCGTTGCGCCGGGCGTTGATGGAGCTGGCCCCGATGATGCAGGCGGCGGAGCACACTCCGGTAACGGCGGCCGGAATATAACATTTCCAGGCTGCCTTCACCGTCTCCGGACCGGTCAGCGGCCCCTTGTTCTCCCGCTCCTTCCGCTCAATCTCCTGGAGCGCCTTTGGGGTGGCCTTTACCGCCAGCACGGCGGCTGCCGCCATCCCGGCGACGCCGATGCCCGTCAGAATTTCCGGGCTGTGCTTTTTCAGCGCCGCCTTAAATGATTTCAGCGCGTTTTTCACGATCTGTTTGTTCACGACGCGATTTCCTCCTTTAATATCGTTGCTCGATTTCCCGGATACCCTCCAGAGTCTCCCAGGCAGTTTCCGCGGCGATTTTGAAAATCCTTCTCTGGGCGTCCGTAACCGAGGTCGCCGCGTAGACCTCCATTTTGAGGGCGAATTCCTCCACCGTGTCCGACGCCATGGTCCACGGGTGGTCCCAGACCTGCTGTACCAGCTCCTCCATCGCCCATTTGGAGAAGGAGACCTCCTCCGCCTCGTGCTGGGGCCAGTCGGAACCCGGAATATGATATTCCGAATCCCCCAGCATGGCGAGCAGGATCGTCAGCACCCGTTCGTTCATACACGCCGGCTCCGGCAAAAAGCAAAGAGCCCCGGTCAGGGCTCCTCGCTTCCGCTTTCTCCATGTTCACGGGCTTCCAGGGCTTCTTTTACCTTCTCCTCGATTACCGCGTCCTGTTCCCTGTTGTCGGCCCAGCTGGATAACAATGTTCCGATCCCGCCGAGGGCCAGTCCCACAAAGGACAAGACCTTAAATATCACTTTCTGGTCCATAAAGTCCAACCTCCTGTTTTCATAGAGTCTCCATAATAGGAGATGTCATTTCTGCGGAAGGGCGGCTCACAGCTCGCCGTCCTCAAATTCCTCCACCGTCTTGGGCGGGAAGGGCGCGTCGATGATCCAGCACTCCGCCTCTCCGCCGGGCCCGTCATCCAGGGCCGCCTTGATGTGCTCAAAGTCCACCCAGTAGAGCTCGTCTGAAACCATCCAGCCGATCTTATCCCCGCCCGGAATGCCGGAGATGCCGATGAACTCATAGAACTGGTTCAGGGTGACAAACCCGCCGCTCAGGGCAAAATTCCGGTTGAGATGATACTCCGCCTGGAGCACCTGGCTGATGGTGGCCTGGAAATACCGCTCCCCAAAGGTGTCATAGAACATCAGGTCCTCTTCTCCGGCATCCTCAAACCCCAGAGAGGCCATCCTGTCGATGGTGGGGGCGTAAAGAGGCGGTTTCGTACTCTTTTCCGCCGCCAGCGCGGCCAGTACCTTTCGATGGGCCTCCGGGCCGCAGACCTCCTTCACCTTCCGCTTGTACTCATTGTAGGAACGGCTCACCAGGGCGTAGGCGCTCACCAGCGCCGCCTGCTGACGCCGGTTCAGGACGTTCGCGCCGAAAATACACCCGATTGCAACGATCCCCGTGGCCGCCGCCGGTGCATAGCACGTCCAGCACGCTCCAATCGTCTCCATTCGGGTCAATTTCTCCCCGTTTTCCGCCTGTTTGGCCTCCTGCGCCGTCTCCAACGCCTGGAGCGCTTTCGGAGTGGCCTTCACTGCGAGGACCGCGGTAGCCACCACGCCGGCGGCTCCGGCGCAGGACAGCAGGGTGGGGGCGGCTTTCTTCAGCGCCTTTCCTGCTTTTTGGAGCAGGCCGATGTTTGACTTCATAAACAACCTCCTCTGGTCATTCAAAATATAATCCGTCCAAAATGGATTGGGCCGCGTCTCTGGCCACAGAAAAGATAAAACCGGAGTCGCCGGTCTCTCTTGCCGACATGGCCATCTTCTCAACAAACCCTGCCGCTACGGCGGTAGGCGAGGCCCCTTTCAGCCGGTCGATTTCCTGGAGCAGCTGTTCCAGCGCGAACTTTTGAATACTGAGCTCCTCAAAATATGGATCGTTGGCCTGAGTGAGACCCATATTGTGCTCAAGGTCTCCAATCAGATCTTCGATGAATGACCCTATTACAATATCGGGGTATCCAATTTCCGGTTTCATAGGCTTACGGCTCGTAGGGGACCTGCTCCACGTCGCCGCCTGGTACGGTGACCGAGCGCATGAGCATCCCCGTGTTCTCATCAAAATAGATGCTGTCCGCCATGTGGTCCCAGTCCTCGAACTGCTCTGCCACATTCCTGCCTCTGGACCGGCGCAGGGCGATGAGCTCCTCGTGGACTACCCGGCGCCATGCCCGGGCGATGGTCTTCCGGCTCTGGGCGAAGATGTTGTAAAGCCCCGTCTCGGTCACAAAGGTCACCTGCCGGCGCTGCCCTCCGCTCACCAGAGGGAGCACCATGCGCTCGTCCTCCTCGCAGAGGCTGGTCAGCCCCCAGATGTTGTTGCGGCTGTAATCCATCAGCTCGGCCACGTCCGCAGCCTTGAACAGGGGCTCGTCCAGGTCCCCGTACACGGGGAGGGTGTAATTCTGAAACCTGACTTCTCCAACTCGTTTGACTTCCATTTCATTTTCTCCTTTCAAAAATATAAGAACGATGATTGCCTGCGCCAAAAAGCAGAGAGGCGGTGCCGGACTCGAACCGGCGCCCTCCAGGCATTCCAGCCTGGCGCTCTACCAACTGAGCTAACCTCCTCTCCATAATAGGAATTGCAAATTCTGCGGAAGAAAGGCAAAAGCCCCTGTTACGGGGCCTCCGCCTTCAAAGTCCGACGCTTTTCAGCAGCTTGTTCAGCTCTTCCTTCGTGAGCTCCAGATCCACATTTAACTCCACGTGCATCTTGTCCTCCAGCACAGTCGTCCGCAGCCGGTTGAGCCTGATGTCCACATCATAGCCCAGCTTTCCGCGCACCACCTTCTCCGCAAGTTTGGATGCGATCATTGTCGTAAATTTTGATTCCAGTCTCATTTCGTCCATGCTCCTTTACCTCCTTGTCGAGCATCGTTCTCCGTAATAGAACCTGCAAAATGAGCGCAAACAGAAAAGGAAAGAGCCCGTATCAGGCCCAATCCTCAGCAGATCCAATTTTCCTTTGCAAAGAACATCGGCACCGCAATCATCCCGAGCAGTACCAGCGCCGTCCCGTCGCCCTCCAGAAATGTGGGTATACATCCGCAGAGCAGCAGGCCGGCCGCATACAGCTTGTTCTTCCATGTATTCATGCCAAAATCCCCCTTTCCAATCGTAATTGGTTCTCCATAATGGGGATTGTCAAATCGGCGAATGGTCAAAGACCGTCTCCCACGGCTGCTTTGGCAGGGGCTTCATTTTCAGCGCCCACATGATCTGCCGGATTGTCACGGTGGGGTAGAGGCCGTCCGTACCCGTTCCGGCCCGGCTGTCAAAATACGCCCGAAACCCGGGATGTAAATATAACGGGTCGGTGAGCCAGTCGTCCACCTCCGTCCAGAAGGTCGCCTTTGTCTCCGGGTCGAACCGCTGCTGGATGACCGCCAGACCCCGCTCCTCCGCCCGGAACAGGGTGCAGGAGTTGTAGACCGGGTGGTCACAGCAATGCCGCTGCCCATACATGGACAGATAAATTTGTGGCTTTTCAAAATGGTACCGCATAAGCGCTCCAAAATATAAAGAAAGAGCCCCGATCAGGACTCCTTCTCGGCTTTACGTTTGTTTCTAATCAGCCTAATGATTTCTTCAACGCCCACCAATGCTATACCAATGACAAACCCTCTCAGTAACCATTTATCGCATAACTTCATTCCATAACGAATTGCCTCGTCATAAAACGCAGTCAATGCGTCTCCATGGGTCAAGAGAAGTTCATTGATTTCGTCGATTTGTTCTTTTGTCATTTGTTTCATCAAAAACAACTCCTTTCCATAACATGCATTGTAAAATTGGCGTTAAGAGGAAAAGCCCCTGTTACGGGACTTCTCCTCCGCGTTGATAATGCTCAGTCGTCGAACATTTTGCACGACGGCTTGCAGTAAGGATATGGTCCTCCGCAGGCCCTGCAACCGGCCGGCGGCATGTCGTCCCGGAAGATCAGGCAGTCCTCGCCTCTTTCATCCTGTACGAGCTCCATCGGATCTCCGCTTTCATACTCGTACTCCAGTTCGTCAATCTCCCATCCGCAGGACGGGCAGGCGTAAATATCGCAGCCGCCTCTCGGATCTTCTCTCCGGTCCATCACCGCTCCGCACCGGTTGCAGATGGCGTATCCCCGGTTCAGGTAGTCCATCAATTCGGACCCCGCCGGTTTTACGACCTTTCTCCTTTTCTTACGCATTTGCATTACCTCCTGAAATAGTCCGAAGGGCCTTGCGGCCTCCGGCTGATTTTCGAGGTAAAGAGCGCTCTCTTCCTCATAAAACGCCTTGTTTATTCGGCGCAAATATGCTACGATGGAGGAAAAACAACCAGAGGTGATTTGCATGAAGACCTGTCCGCGGTGCGGCGAAGACTTCGACCCCGAGCGCGCAAAGCGTAAAATCAACCGTATGTACGGCGAGGATACCTATGAGGACTATTACCGGACCGAGCAGGAGGAGGTGTGCGCCTCCTGCGCCGCCATGGAGATCAGCGCCGATGTGGGAGAGGGCGAGGACGTCATAGAGGATATGGGCTCCGGCTGGGACGACGATTAAAAACGAGAGCCCCTGTCGGAGCTCCCGCCGTTGGAGTTACCCGTTTTCTCCGCTCTTTTTCGCATGGTAAACCTTGAGCCGTTCGATCCACTTCTCAATCTGCGTCACCGGCCGTCTCAGCGCCTCCGCGATCTCTCCGGGGGTCTTTCCCTCCCTGAAATACAGGCGGTACGCGCGGCCAATGTGCATTTTCAACCGGGTCTCCTGCTGTTCCTTAGTCAATGCCATGTGTAAAACCTCCTTACAGTATTTGGGTTTCTCCATAAAACGCCCTGTCAAATATGCGCCGAAAACGAAGAGACTGCGCTTCCCGCGCGGCCTCTTCATTTTTTTGAGCCCTCCGTCACTTGCTCGGTCTAAAGCGACTGAACAGATTTCGGAACGTTGTGGACGAGTAAACGCCGCTCTCCTCGAACTTGAACCCCTTCTTCATCCAGATGCCATAGAACACCAGGGGCAGCACCAGTTCCGCGGCCGCTGTGCCGATCCTCACATACCGGTCGATCTTCTGCTCCCGCAGCTGACGCTCCTGAAGCTGCTCCTCGCGGATGCGGTCGGCGTCCTTTTCCGCAAGCTCCTGCCTGCGCTGGTCGCCGTCCATCACCCTCCGCTGGAGCTTTTCCTCCGCGTCGGCCTGGGCCTTGATCTCCTCGATACGGAGCTTGTGCAGCGCCGCCAGATCCCGGATCGCGTCCGCCCGTCCCTCTTCTCCGGGTGAAAGGTCTCTCAGGTTCTCGATCTCCGTCTCGATCACATCGTCCAACAAGGTTTTGATTTCCGCCATATTGCTTTTTCTCCTTTCAATTTGTCAAGTTGGCTCCATAATAGCCGGTGTCATTCGTGCGTATCCGGCTCTTGCGGCGGATGACCTCCGGTGATATACTCGGGGCAGAAGAATCAACCCCATTTTGAAAGGGAGGCGTGTATCTGTGACGATCTATATCACGCAAGAGAGGCCCGGCCATACTCAGCACAGCTATTACTGGAATGAATACCGCCTGGAAAGCGGTCAAGTCTTCCTGTACCGATGCGACCGGCAAAAGATTTTCGATGGCCGGGAAAATGAATGGGTCCATTCGGAACGGCGCAAAGCCTCTTGGTCCATCGACGACCCCAATATGCCGGACTGGCTGCACAAGCACATACCGAAATAAAAAGAAGGGGAGGTCCGTTACCGGACGACCCCTTTCTCTTTTGCGTATTTCAACAATTCAGGGTCATCTCTGAGCAAATCGTCCCCTTTATCGACTCCTTTCCAGATTAGGTATTCGCCAAAATCCTTGAACCAGGACCCGATATATACGAACCAGTGCGTCATCCAGAGCTTTACCTTTTTCATTGTCATACACCTCCATAATACTCGCTGTCATTCGTGCGGGAGGAAGTCCTCGGCCCTGACCCGGAAGACCACCTGCTTTTGCGAGAGGACGGCGGGTACGTCCGTATCCAGCTCCAGAAACAGATGCGGGCCGTCCACCGGATCAGACCGGTCGATCCGCAGGTTCCCAATAGGCCGCTGGTAAAACTTCGCCTTCCCGATTTCAAACCCAATCGACATGCCGACTACCATAGCGGCAATCCCCAATAATACGATCTCCAAAATAATGACCTCCTTGAACTGTTTTCTCAAAAATCCCACCCGGGAATTTTTCAGGGTATTACTGTAACATGGTTTTCAGGCGGATGCGTGCGGAAAATATAAAAAGCAAAGGGCCTGCTCAGCCCTTGCTCTTGGATCTGATTTTCCATTTCAGCTCTTCCAGCTTTCTTGACGCCGTGCTCCTGACCTCCGGGATGGACGCGAGCGCGACCGCCATCGTAACGGCGGGCACGATCACCTGTCCGATCCAAAGGCGCAGCTCCCGACTTGCCTCGATCTGCTTGTAAGTCATAATGGTGTCACCTCCATAATAGCCGCTGCTGTTTCTGCGTAAAATATAAAAGGAAAGAGCCCGCGTTTCCGCAGGCTCAGACCTCTTATCAATGTGTTTCTCGATACTTGATTGCTCTTTCCGTTATGGCCGAGTATTCCCTCGGATGATACTGTCGGACATAGTTTTGGCATTTCTCCCATCCGATTTGCTCGAAGTAGTCAACCAACGAGTACAAACCGAGCATGAGACAACCAGCTCCTCCAACCAGTTTCCCGATGTGCTTGACCTTGTTAGAATTGAACTTTCTGAGTTTCATAGAATGCATCTCCTTTCCATAAAACCCTCTGCCTATTCCGCGGACCTGTCCTCATACACGATCCGTTTCTTGAACGCGCTCCAGGGGAGATACCGCTCCTCCCGACAGACCGGACACCAGAACCGGCTGGTCTTTCCGCCCATGTCCGTCAGCTCGTCGCAGTCGGCCTCCAGCCTGCTCCCGCAGACGGGGCAGTTGAACCGGTAGCACTGCCGCACCGCTACATCCACCACCCGCATCTCAGTCCCTCCTTCTACTCAGCAGCCAGAAGAACCGTCTGTACCCGGCGTAATAGACGTCCCGGCAGCAGGGAATGTCGTACTTCATTTTGAGGGCGTCATAGGAGAGCCCCTCGGTCACGCCCCGCAGCAGGTATTGATAGAGGTCCGGCTCCGCTTCGATGGCCGCCTGTTCCACCATCTCCATCCGCTCCGCGAAATGGGCGCGGGATACGGCGCACCGGGCCGTGGGGTCGCCCGTCATCTGGCCGCTCTTCACAAAGACCTCCAAATCCTTCGGACGCCGGCTCAGCCCGTCCAGCGCGGCATAGGCCTTCTTCCAGATAGGGTATTGCAGGCAGAAATGCTTGAGTTCATAGTACCGGTGTTTCCCGATCCAGTAAGGGTTCTTCTGGGACACCTCCGGCCGAATGTCGTTTGCCATCACCGCCGTTCTCCTTTCCATATATATCCGGTCTCCTCATAGAGCCGTTTCGGGGAGATGTAGAAGTTGATCCGCCCCTGCCTGGCGTCCATCTCCTCCACGCTGGTCACCAGAGCGCCGTTCCGCGTGGCCTTTCCGATGGGCAGCCACCCGGCGATGATACCCGCCCTGACCCAGGACGCGTCTTTTCCGTAGATCCTGGCCGCAACCGCTACCGGAACGGACCCCGAATGAAATTCCTGTTCCTCCATTGGCTCTCGCCTCCTTTCAACAGCTATTCTAAGATAGGGACTGCTTTCCGTAAAAACAAACTCGGTGGAAACGAAAAGAAAGAGAGGAGCCGCCGTATCAGCGGCCCTCCCTCGGAGACAGGTTTTTTTTACTTCTTGAATCTGTCAATCAGCTTTCTGACGCGTGCTTTGGCGCTGGTATACCAGGCCGGCTCAAAGAACGCGGCGTACCACACCAGTCCGAACAACATCGAAATGGCGCAGCAGATGCCGCACAGCTTCAAATAGCCGCCCCAGGTAACAGGCCTCTCGCTCCAATTCTGCTTTTTCATACAAAATCACCTCTCTAAAAATTTTGTCTCCATAATAGGCGGTGCCGTTTCTGCGGAAAGAGAAGAGCCGCCGTATCAGCGGCCCCTCCCGGCTTTTTGGAAGTCCACAAATATAATTTTGTCCGACTTCGGATGTGCCAGCTTTGCTTTCGTCAGCAGAAATTTCCGTTCCAGAACCGTTGTCCATAACGCCGCGCCGGCCGTGGATGCGGCGCCGACGAGGACGATCGTTCCCACAGCCCGTAAAAATTTCCCGGTCTTCAAAACTATCACCTCCATAAAGGACGCTGTGAAATCGGCGAAACGAAAAGAGCCGTTGTCCACGGCCCTCTCCGTCTCAGATGATTTTGAATCCTTCCCGCTCCAGGGTATCCTTGAAGATGTAGCAGCTCTCGATCGTGTGCAGACGGATACTGTCCCTGTACTCCCGTCTCAGGCCACGCCGATTGTCGATCGCGTACACATGCTCAATGCTCGGGCACTTTGCCTTCATCAGTTTCGCCTGATACACGATGTTTCCAATCGAGATGTCCTCCTCATACAGGCAGTAATACATCTGCGTGATGAACTGCTGACTCGCTCCAGCGATCCCGTAAAGAATGATTTGTTTCATCCTCATCACCTCCATAAAGGGATCTGCCGGAACTGCGAAAATGATTATGCGTCCTCATTGACTTTAAGCCAGCCGAGACGGATCATCTCGTCCATATGCGCTTCGGCATCCTTATCACAGCAGACCGTTCTCCAAAGAGTCCAGAATAGCCACTCAACCCATTTGAAACTCTCTACATACCAGGTGCTGGCTAAGAATTTTCCAGTGATTGGCGACTCGAAAACGCGGGCAATCGGAACGCCGTTTTCGTCCAATTCGGCGTATCGAATCAGAGGCAGACGGGTCATGATGTCACAGAGAATGAACTGTCTGCGGTTCATGGCGACCATGCGGTAAGAGTTCTTTTTCATAAGCACACTTCCTTTGTCAAAAATAAAAGAACGGGAAACGACTTCAGGGTCGGCCCAACGAAAACCGTTGCCCGGTGGGTAGCATCTTTGATTAAGTTATTACTTGGCGCTACGCCTTCGTGTCTCACCGCTGGATTTCCACCAGCATCTATCCGTTTCCTTCTCCATAAAGGAATTTGCAAATTCTGCGGATGAGGGCAGTCAAGGATTTCTAACTTAGATTAAACCTGCCTATCCTAAGTTAGAAAAAAGCCAGAAAAAGAAGAGAGACGCCTGCAAGCGTCCCTCTCCC